TATCAAAGTGAGTATTACCAATCAAAGTAGCTCTTGGGTCTTGAGTAGCCCCAAGGTTGAAATAGAAATCTGGTCTATCTAATGCCTTCACAAGAGCCTTGGAAGCCATAGTTTTACCACATCCACTCGGACCGGTCATCATAATATTTTTAGCCCTAACAGCACTTCTGATAAGGTATTTCCACTTTAGTTCTTCCATAACCAATTCAGTTGGTTTAAGAGATACTGAACCTTTGTGGATAAAATCTTTAATCGCCGTATGGTCATTCTTATCTTCGAACTGAACACCACCATTATCGGTATTCATTGGAATAACCAAAGCGTTATACACATCCATATCAACTTTTCTGTAAGATTTCTTACCATTCTTGTTGATATAAGCTTGAACAGCCATTCCTTTATTGAATGCCGATTTCCTTACACCGGTAGTTGCACCGAGTGTACCAACCTTCACACCTTGTGAATCGATTAGTTTGAATGTGTTACCAAATTGTTCAACTTTATAAACTTCAGTTGGAACGTAACCTTGTTTAATTTCTAAATTCATATTTTATAGTTTTAAGAGTTATTAATTATTATTTATTTACATAGTAAATATACGAAAAAAAATCCATATATCCAAGCATTTTCTTAATTATTTTTGTAAAAATAATTGATTCATTGTTTTAGTTATCTGATTAACATTTGTTACATCAATCATCTTAGCACCTTTACCATACATTGTTCTAAAGGCTTTTGCATCGTAACTATCTTCTGATATATAATCACCGATGAAATAAGCCAAAGTTTGGATTCCCATTCCTTCAATCATCTTCACCATTTTGTTGGTGTGCCTTTCAGCTCTATCACCAGAGTAGTAGAAACCAGGTCCACCATAGTAAGGTTGTCCATCGGAAACATTTAAGAAGTAAGAATCTAAGTCGTTGTTGATTGGAACGAACTCCTTCATAATCGCCTCGAAACATAATCCCTCTGGTGTTGTACCATTTGGTCCTAATCCACCGAACATTTGTTTTACTTTAGAGAACTTATCTACTCTTGAATCGTAAGCCATTACGATGTAAGGTTTGTTATCTTGAGTACATCTGAAAGTTACTTGAACTTGTAAGTTAGGAATCATATCAACTGCCTTACAGATAGCAACTACATTAGTCATTGTTTTCTCCCATTTACTACCACCCATAGATGAACTTGCATCTACTGATATGTGAATGTTAGCCTTCTTGTAAGAATCAATCTCAGTAAATTGGAAAACATTCTCGTTACCAAATCCAAGAGATGAAATCATTCTCTTATCGATTCTACCAACTTTCTGTCTGTTGAAAACTGTTGTTCTATCTTCACCTCTTACTTGAAGTTTCTTACCTAACATTGAACCAAGTTTGATACCATCATCAACTGAATCTTGGTAGTGCATTCTAACAGGTCCTTCAGTTTTAGGATTCCAATAGTTATTAGAAGTCATTGGAAATAATTCCGATTCCCATAAACCTCTTGTTAGTTTCTTAACAACAATACATTGAACAGATTGGTTTCCATAGTAACCACTATCATAATTTTTACCAACTTCTTTAAGTTCGGAACCAGATTCCTCAATCGCATTTAGATTTTTTGAATCTGTTTTAGTAATAGAAGTTTTTTGGATATCACCATCCAAGAATTTCTTTTGTTTTTCAATCTTCTTTTTAAGTAAATCTTTTTGTCTATCTGAAAGTTGAACTGAAGATTTTGATGGTGAGTTATCTTCTGTTGGTTTACCGCCTTCCATGTTATCAGGTAAATTCTCAACATTCATACCACTACCACCAGTAGGAGTTTCATCAGAACCACCCATTGGTGAAGTACCATTTAGAATGTTGTTTGAAAATTCTTCAAACTCTTCATCACTCATTGTACCATCATCAGAACCACCCTGTCCATCATCAGAACCTTGTTCATTGGAAGGAGAACCTTCACCATTACCACCATTCTGTTGTTCTTGTGTATCATCAGTTTGTGAAACTGAAAGGTTTTTTAGTATTACTTGGAATATTTCAAGAGCCACATCGAAAGAATCTTTTGAGTCTTTAAGTCTAGAAATATTTTTAAGATTAATTATTTTGTAAATTTCTCTCAAACCTTTCAGAGCCGAAAGTTGAGTATTTTTATTGTGTAAGTTGATAATTCTGAACATATAAGATTCGATAGTTTCATCAGTATGTTCATCAGATAATAACGCCTTATCAATCACTCTATCATTGAAGTACTTATCGTACATCTTTCTGTAATAATCTCTATAACCAGGAGCTGATTTGAATACGAAGTTATCAATTCTTCTATCCTCTACATAGTTCCAAAGGTCTTTTACAATACCAACTGGACTGTTTATACCTTTTTTAATAGAACCATCCTTTACATATTCAGGTATTAAACTGTAAATATCATGAAGTAATTTGAAATCTGAGAGTTTGATGTGAGAACCTTCGTGAAGAGCCAAACCTACAGCCACATCGAAATCTTTTGGTTCTGTAATCCTACTACCAATAACAACTGATTTACCATCAGTATAAGAATCACCCCTCTCTTTGAACTTAACAGGTATTGATTCGTTAGTTACGATGTTAACGAAGTTAGATATCGCCCTCTTGGATGATGCCAACTTGTATAAATCTAAGGATTTCTTTTCTGTATCGGATAGTTGGTCAACGATGATATCATCTGTTTCGAAGTCATCGTACCAAAATGAAGAAGTGAATTTACTCATGTTTTAACGTTTTAATTATTTACATAGTAAATATACGGATAAAAGCCGAGAATGCCAAGCAAAAAGTGAATTATTTTTAATAAATAATACTAAAAATAGGGTTTTTTCCCTTTTTTCCGATGTACTTCCAACCCTGCTCCTCCATATTTAATCTCATAGCTGCAGAATTGTACTTTTCGTTAAACTCTTTTACAAGTGTTCTTTGTGTTTTATGCATTGAAATGATTATTAATCGTATGTGTATCCAAATCCACTTTCTTGTTTATCTAATTCATTGTAGAGGTTATCTAAATCTTCTGTACATTTACGAACTAAACTCCAGTCTTGTTCCTCTATTGAATCTTCAAGAATATTACAAATTCTTCCTATTTCTTCTACTAATTTTCCCATATCAAATAAATGTTATATGGAATTAAATATAATAAAATAAGAAAAAACAAACCTAAATGATAGTTTTTTTTATCCAATCAAATGATTTTGCATGAATATTATATTTTGAACATATAGCATTTAATACCCAGCCCTCACCATATCCGATACCTACTTTACTATATCTACCTAAATTTTCATTCATTGGTACTGAACCAAGTAAATCTTCTAATAATGGCTGTAAAGTGTTTATATCCTCTATGATATCACTTAACTTATCTAAGTAAGGAAGAGAAATAATTTTTTCATCGATGTAAAAATTTGGAAGATTACTAAGATTTATATTTGAAAAAACTTCAAGTATTTTACTTTTTTCGTATTCACCAAAATACTTTGTTATCCTCCCATCATTTGAATCATATACATCGTAGGTATATAAGTTATCAGAATCGTAAACAAACTCGGTGTTAATACTCGATAACAAATCTACATCTACATAGGTAATTCTTTCCTTATAAGTTTGTAGAAGATTTGTTATCAGATTTATTTTTTCATAATAACTAAATACATCTCGTTTATATTGTATATAATTACAGTTATTAAAATAAGATGGATTATCAGTTAATACATAAACTTTATTATGTTTTGCAAATCCATTTATATTTTCTGCGTATTTAGTACACCATTCTGTACCTACACACATTGTAGAATAAATCATTTAATAGTAATTATCTTCTTCCTTGACCACGATACACTTTTTTATAGTGTTTAGCGTTTTTACTTCGTGATGTTTTGGTTTTTGCATGAACACCAGGACGTTTTTTCTTAACTTCCTTAAAATGTCCACCTAAGTGTAATCCCATTATTTATTTATAAGTTTATTTTTTTTCAATGCTCTTGCAGTTTGAATCCATTTTTTACCGATTGGATTGTATATTGGTTTTCTTACGAATTTATTTACTGCTTTTTGAACTTCCTTTGCAATAGGTTTGTAAACTGTATTATCTACAATCCTAAAGTTTCCTCCGAATAAGTTTTGAAATTTACCTAAATTGTTTTGAACATCTTTCCAAGATTTTTCTAATAAATCATCTGGTAAAACTCTATCTCTCTGTTTGTTTCTTTCTTGAGCTACTTCGAGTGAAGTATTAACGAATACCATGTAAGTATCATAACCTAGTGATTCAGCGTATTTCTTATTCTTCTGAATCTTACTGTACACATGACCAGTACCATCGATAATCATTCCTAATCTACCTGCTTCATAAAACTTCTTTTGTTTAGCAGTTAGTTGTTTTGCTTTATCTCTGATACCACCTGGTGTTGCAGTAATTTTATCCCATAGTTCTGGCTCTTCTTTTTCGATTCTTGACAAATCTTTTGGGTTAATACCATTCTTCCTCAACCCAGCCTCAAATGCAGAATCTGAATTTACTGATTTTAGACCAGTTGATGAGAATGATGTTTTGAGTTTTTTATCAATACCGAAAATTTCCATGGCAGTAAATGATTTACCTGAACCAGGTCCACCTGCCATGAAAACACATTTGAGTATACCAGGGTCATCAACACCCTCGATAATCATTTGTTCTAAAATAGTTTCTTTAATGTTCAATAGTTGTTCTTCGATATCATACATTGAATCGACAACTACTGCTTCGGTAAGTAAATTTCTTAAACTCAATTGTTACTCCTTATTTTTTATTATAAATCGAGTAAACTTTATTTACAAGTGTTGATTTTTTAACTTTTGGGTCTAATTCAACACCGTGGTCAGCTTTTGCCGAATCAACTAATTGTTTTTTGGTAAGTCCGTTTAATTTAGTTTTGGTAGGTTTACCTTTGATTGCTGAAACAACATCCCCAAGTTCCTCTACTACATCTTCGATTTCGTCTTTTACCTTTTTAACTCTTGTTTTTACGGCTTTAACTTTTTTCTGAACTCCTTCTTTGATATCGTCTACTTTATCTTCAACTACATCTGGAATAAAATCACCATCAGAATCTTTGATTTTTCCCTTTTTAATTAATACATATCCAACTCCTGCAGCGATTGCTAAAAGTCCAATAATGATTAGAATTGTTTGCATAATTTTACCTTTATTTAATTTTATTAATACTACTATAAATATATAGTTTATTGAAAAACTTAATTTTCTCTTTTATTACACTAATGTTTTATTTGATTTATATTTTACCTTTGAGATTGTTCCAGCAATAACTCTTCTACTAATTCTAGAATTAGGACTTATTTTTGGTAAGTGCATTAAATTTGCTGGAAATATTAGTAATTCATCTTCTTTAGGAAGTATTGCTTTGTTGTAATCTTTATCTTTGAAGTAGATGTAACCATCATCCCTTTTTAAGTTATTTGGCATAGTTACATAATAAGTAAATGTCCACTCACCTTTTGTTGCTAAATCTTGCATTCTTGTGTGATTATGAAAATCTTCGCCTTCTGGTGATTTTTCATCAATGATAAAAACCCAATTTCTTAAAGTATATGGAAAATCTTCACCATCGTAACATTCTTTTATTATGATATCAAGTATTTTATTTGATACTTCTTTTATAAGACCGTTATGAATTACAACATTAGATTGAATACGAGGTCTTTCAGGTCCACCTTCTAAGTTTGCACGTAAATCTAAAGTGATATTATAATCAATTTCTTGTGCAAGTTTGCTTAGGTAGTTTTTATCGTAACCTAACTTATGTTTACTTATCATATTATATACCTATATGAACCTCACCCTCATCTTCTAGTTCAGATAATGATTTTTGAGTTTCAATTAAACCAGAGTTTGGGAATAGTGTTGCATAGATAAGAACGATTTTTAGAATTAATTTTTTGAATTTTAATTTCATTTGTTAATAACTGTGTATTTATAGATGATTAATGTACTTTTATATAATTATATATTAATATAAAAAGAAATATAATATTACATTAATTTATTGTTAATTTCTAAAAATATTTTTATTTTTACTCTTCTCCGTATAAACTCCACCTCTTTTCTGGTTCTGGTTCTATTACCACTTCTTCAGTATCTACAACATATACAAACCCTTCACGAGCATCCATATAAAATTGTGTCTTACCTGTATCTTGGTAAACAAACTCAAGAACATCAGTTAAAGAATCTAATGTAACCGTAGTGTTGGAAAGAGGAGCCCACCTATCACCAGGTGGAACTCTCTGAGCAACTTTAGTTTTTATTTCGTTCTCTTCTATTTTTGGTTCTGTACTCATTACTCAATTACTCTTAATACTCTACTTTCTTTTGCACCACTTACTTTGTAAGAGATTTGAACATTTGAATCTTCAAAATCCTTAACAGTTCTAGCCTCAGCTTCTGTTACTGATTGTGCATCTACTAAGTAGATTTCTTTTTTTAACTTTGGATTACCATTTTTAAGTGTGGCAACTTCCACTTCTACTGTAACTTCGAAATATTTCATAATTATTATTTATTTATTTGATACAAATATACGAAAAATATTTGATACCGCCAAATATTTTTTTATAAATTTTCAACACCCTTCCATTCTCTTCCAAAAAATTCATAATTTCTTTTCACAAAATCATCTGTTCCATCTTTTTCAATAGCAGTTTCTTCATCTTCGAATATTGCATGAACAGGACATTCAGGTAAACAAGCTCCACAATCTATACACTCATCAGGGTCTATGTACAACATTTTTCCAGCCAGTTCTTCTTTTGACATTCCATCTACTTCTTTTCCACCACCCTCAATATCTATTGGACCGTGAATACAATCTACTGGACATACATGAACACATGCTGTATCACATACTCCTTCACATGGACTTCCTATTATGTAGCTCATTAATATTCGTATTCTTTTCTAGGTCCTGTTAAGTTTCCATTTATCAAAAATGAACAATTGAAACATAACATTCTAAGGTTTTCATATAAGTGATTTTTTCTATCTCCATCTATAAAATCTAAAACTAAAGGAACTTTGTTATCTGTAATTCTTTTTTCTTCAAATCCACATTTATTACATTTTTCTAACATATATCCATTATGTAATAATCTCTGTTTTAATTTCCATACAGGATAATCAGGATATTTTCCTTTTAGAATATCATCTAAAGAATATTTTCCTCTCTTGAGATTGTAACCTTTACGAATACCTGTACCATCGGGATTTTTCAAATCCTCAAAGATACCATATTTTCTTGCGTATTTTTTATAAGTGTTGTAAGATACTCCAAGTAAACGAGCGGCTTCCATTGCAGAACGAGCCTTTTGTTGAACTTCTTTTATTTCTGATTCTAATAGGGGTTTAGAACCCAATCCTCGTTTCATTCTCCTATTTTTACCCGCCAAAGAAAGGTCTTGTGTTGGGTCAAAGTTAGGAAATATCTTCTCATTTTTATTTTCCATACTAATCTTCTTTTATATAAGTATAGTATATAATAATTTTTTGATACACTTTCCTTAAATTATTCTCTTACTACATCCAAAGTTACACAATGAGGTCCTCCACTAAAAGTTCTAGCATGTCTCATTCGGACTGGAAGAGTTTCAATACCCCACTTCTTAAGTTCATGTATTAGATTGGTTTGTCTTTCTTCAACCATACAAAGTTTATCGTTTATTGGTAAGATGTTCATTCCCAACCAAGGTGAGGCAGAACACCAATCTTCTAATACATTTGTTACAATCATATCAGGTGACCAAATCTTATCGAATGGTTTTAAGAACTCTGGTATGTTGTTCTCGTTCACTCTCGTTGGATTTAAGAGTACTTTACCCTCACCAACGAATACAAACGTAGTATCAATGTGAATGTACGCATAAATCCCTTCTGCGGTGTGTACTTTGTACTCATTACCAAAGTTTTCTTTACAATATCCTTCTAACCACTTTGCTCCATCTTTATTACCTGTGTTAGATACAAGATAAAGAATATCATTATTGTGTTTGATTACGTTTGCTGCATCAAATACAGGCTCACCATCGAGTAGGGTAGGAATTGATAAATCTTCCCTCTGATAAATTGAATCTAATAATTTTGGTTTTGGTGCTTCTACCCACGAACTTGGTTCGAATAGTGGTTTACAAGTTTCAGCTTCATTAGAACGATGTCTCAAAGTCATTGGAGTTGCAATAACCTTATCGTTAATAACAAACATAGAATCACGAGGACAATAGTTGTAGTACCCATCTACTTCCCAATTTTCTGTTTTAATTGGTTGTGAAAAATCTCTTTCTAAAGGTCTGTGAACCTTTACTCCTATTTCAGTAAGTTGTTCAGCAATCCTATCTAAATCTTCTTCAGTTTCTTCTATAATCTGTTGTGGATATAATCCACTCGGTCTATTTTGAAACTCTTCATCAGAAAGATGTGCATAATCAATATTATGTAAACACTTATCTCCTACTGTTGGTACTTGTGCATTGATTGCACTACCTACGATAATCTCTTTGAGATTACCCCATTCATTTTTTACGTTTGGTCTTATCAATTCCATAACTACTAAATTTATACCAGGCTCTTTCATGAAAATAATAAAGAACCATTTTTGTTAATAACTCTACACCACCGATTGCAACTCCAACTTTCCAATTGCCTGTAATAATCCATGAAAGAATCATAGTATCTAATGTACCTATAATTCTCCAACTTATTGTTTTTAGTATGTGTCTTTTTCTACTTACCATTATATTAAATGATTTTTTATTGTCAAATCACCATGTGTAATATTATTATCTAAAAATCCAACTAAAGTAAACCTATCACCTACAACCTTCAAAACTCTATGTGGTTCTTCTGCTGTAAACTTAACTATTCTTCCTGTTTTAGGTTTTATTTTAGTTAATTCTATACCATCAAATTCTAACTCCCCTCCATTATAATTATCATTTAAGAAAATAACAAAATTATTATTCACAGATTCGTAATCATTTTTATGACTATGATAATTTTTATTTAAGTTAGTATTTTCGTTAACTTTTTGTATTCTTAATCTATTTTGATAATACATAGATTTTAGTTTTGGAATTACAGATTCAAATTCTATATTAGATTTAATAATATTTAACCCCTCAAAACTATAAGTCATATCATCTACTTCAAATAACTTATCTTCGTTTTGCAAGTATTGGTTTATTAAAAATTTACATTGTTGTTTTGATAAAAAATCATCTAATATTTCTATCATAACTTACCATCAGCTCTCATCTGTTCTCTAATCTTAGTTGCAGATATTTCTTTAATTTCCTCAGGAGGAAAGTGTTCTATAACATCATATCCGACTCCTCTACCGTAATTGATAGATTCAATGTCAGGAATAATAGTCGTAATAATTCTACCATCTTGTATTAATTGTTTTAGTTCTCCTTCATGTACCATCTCCTCAATCTGTTTTGCAGTCCAAGGTTGGTTTTCGTTTGGTTCAACATCTCTAATTGCTAAACAAACATTCTTACCTTCTTTTAATCTTTGATGAATTAACCATAGATGCCCTTTGTGTAAAGGTTGCCATCTACCAATAAACATTGAATATTTTTTACTCATAATATTTTACTTTTTATTTTAACATTATGTCCTTCAACTGGACCATAGTGAATAAATGTTTTATTTAGAAACTTACTTTCTGTATGTAATTCTACATTAGATAATCTAAAACATACATACATTAAACACCCTTCCAATGCTCCATATGTTTTATCAGTTTCTCTATATGGTTGTTTATTTTTTGTATGATTTATTAACTTTTTATAAATATCCACAAACTTAGATTTTAATTCACTATCAGTAATTGATATAAATAATACTGATTCATCTAAAAATTTTACTTCTTCTGAATTGTTTAAGAAATATAACATTCTACCAAACTCATTTACATCCTGTCTAGATGTTAATCCATTTGATAAATCATCACTTGTTATATGTTCACCTAAATATTCCACCGAATCACCAAACCATTTCATAACAATTCCTTTATTGTGAAATTTACTAAAATAATTCAAATCCAATCCTCTTATATAATGGTCTGTATCTAATGATAAAATATTATCATAAGTTTCTAATGCTTTTTCAATTGCTTTTACTCGTAAATGAAAGTTAAAATCTTCATTAACAATTATAGTATTGTAATCTTCTATTTGTCTATCTGAAGTAACTATAATATCTTCTTTAGGAAAGTTTGGAGCTATTTGAAGAAACTCTCTAACATATTCATCACCATAAGCCAAGAAACAAAAGGCTATTTTCATATTACATTATATTTTATACTTGAATTTCTATCTATTCTTAACTTATTACCAGGATTTACAAATTTTTCGGCCTTACTGTAGTCTATATCTAATCCGAGCTTCCACATTTCATATAAAAATAAGGGTTCATCACCACAAAATATATCCTCATAAAATGTAACTTTTGTACCTATATTTTTTGCAACTAGATGAACATTATCTTTTAGAACTTTTAAGTACTGTTCATCTCTTATAAAATCTACATCTTTTTTAGCTTTATCATCAAAAATATATGGTTCTTGCCATGGGCCATCGTATCTTTTTTGTCTCATATATGAAAAACTTTCATTTTGCTCTTGAAAGTTTCTTCTATCTAAACAAATAACATGAGTGAACTCTTTAGATAAATCAGTTAGAAATTCTACAGCTGTATTCCATTTTGGTAGTTTTTCATAAGACATACATTTAATTACACAATCATATGATGGAATAGTTTCAGATTCATATAATTCACCCCAATAAAAGTTATATGGCTCTTCATGTTTCCTTAATCCATATGATGAGGCTATAGCTCTCGATAAAGAAGTTGAACCACATCTAGGTGCCGATATAATTAATACTTTCATTAGAAAATTTTATTTGGTTTTTCTGAATAAGAATCAAAATATGTTTTAAGTAAAATTTCATCATTTTTTTTAATATCATATAAAGCAGTTCCATCATAAGTTATATTAAACTTTGAATGTGTGTTTGTGTATATTCTCCAAGGAAACCAAAAACAAAAGTTATGAATTAACAACAGTTTTATTTTACCATCTACTATTGGAAAATATTTTTGAATTACCTCAAGTACATGAGGTTTTATTTTTTTAATACTTATGTTATATTCCGATGTATCTCCATTCCATAAAGGAAATATATTTGAACCAACTGATATATCACAAATTGAGAATAATCCCACTCCATGAATTTTACTTGGTCTGAGTTCAAAGTATAATGAATTGATGTAATCTAGTACATAATCTTTCACTATAATTTATCTAACTTAGTTAAATGATTTATAATTTTTGAAAAAGATACTTCAGGTGAGTCCTTTGTAGTATCTACATCAATAAATTCAACTTCTGGTGCCTCATAATCTTTCACATGAAAGTGGTCTCTTTCACGAGGTTCTGAACAATGTACATAAAATTCACAGAAGTTTTCAAATCCAATTCTTTCTTTTAACTCTTCTCTCAACCATCTATATGGTGCAACGAGAGATACCACAACATCACATCCATTGTTATTTAGATACTCAACAATCATATGTGCATTTCTAATATTATTTTCTCTACCCTCAGGTGAATAATCCTTATTAATTGTAAGTTCTCTTAGTTCATCTCCATCAAGATGAAATGCAGATTTTCTCCAATTTCTTTTTTCAGTTTTAAGGAATGAGTGAAGTTTTTTTCCTAATACAGTTTTACCAGCACCTGGCTGACCTGTAAACCAATATATCATAACTTTTTATTTAATTTTATTTACCTTTACTATAAGCTTGAGTCCCAAAGAAAGCCGCTACGATTGCTGCAACTGATACAAAGTAAGTTGCTGCCATATCACCAAGTATTGTTGCCGCTGAATCTAGTTTTATTAGATTGGCCAAAACAACTGCGAATGGATATAACAACATACCAAATAACGCAAACCACGCCATTTTTCTTTGTGCATCTCTCATTGCATCTTGGTCATCAAGTTCTTTTCTCTTGAACTCAAGATACATATCGTGCTCTTCTTTTGACACCTTACCATCCCCATTTGTATCTGCAGGATGAGTATGTTTTTTTACTTCTTCTGGTGTACCTTCTATCATTTTATTACTCCTCTTTAATTTTGAGATGTAACCTTTATTTATTATATATATTAAAATTTAAGAAATCTCTTCCTTAAATCTATTCCAATCAAATGCCGAACCGGGGTCAGTTTTACCCTTTCCTTTACCTCTTACATCATCACCACTACAATCAGAATGTCTTACTACATTTTCTGCTGGAATATTATACTCACTCATCCACCACTTAACAGTTTCTACTGATGTTTTGAATTGTTCTTCAGTATAAGTTCCCTCAGTTTCTATTGCCTTACTAAACGTACCGAAATCATGTTCTCCTGGTACAAGAAGTTCAAATCCTAAAAAGTGTGAGTTAAGATGTTGTAACCCACCCCATTCTGATTTACCAGCATGAAATGCTTTACCTGGTGATTCTACCATTTTTTCATAAGTTCCATCAGGATGTATAAATCCATGAACTGATAATTTTACTGATTTCAAAAAATCATGAGCTTTCATTGGTCCTTCTGGCATCTTCAAGTATTCTGCCATTGAGTGTACGATAATTCCTTTTGGTTTGATTGGCATAATTATTTAATTCTATATGGTATTTTATGTTGCTTCCAAAAGTGATTCAAAGTGTTTTTCAAATCTCTTAAGGTAGACCTTAATCTTTCTTTTTTCTTTGGTGTTGTTGTATTGATAAAATCACCAGGTATAATACCCTTTACATAATTTTGTATTGGAAATAAACCAATTTCGTTTATTGTTGATTCATCTATATCTCTATCAATTGCATCTTTTGATTTTGGAGTACCTTTTAATTTAGCCTCTTCATCTGCAATAAAAGATAAATCTAATCTTTGTCCATACTCAACAATACTTTGTTCTTTAAGTGGTCTCATACCACCAGCTTTTCTAACCTTGTTAAGTTTTCTAATTATATCTTTTTGTTTTTGGGAACCAGGCATTGCTCTCAAGGCTTGGTTTAGTAGTGATAAATGTTCTACCTTATCAAATCCCTCATTAGTACTTTTCCAATCCTTATAATTCTTTTCTGATTTTTCTTTACCACTTTCAGATTTCAAATGATTTGTTTCTTGGTCCTCATCTTCATTCTCTATATCAGGTTGACCGTGATGTTTTTTCTTAAAGTTAGTACCACCACTATAATCTCTATTTTTTCCTCTTAATGCTGTATGATAATCTGAAGTTCTTCCTTGCATATAATTTGCAGGTACTCCTTTGGATTCATTAGTACCTTCGTAAATAGATTTAAGATACTTTATAAAATCTTTATCGTTTTTCATATCTCTGAAATCTCTATCAGCAAATACTTTCTTTACGAAATCTCTAACATCTTTTGAATCTTGTCTAATTTGGTCTATTGTAGAAAACATCCCTTCATCCATCGGCATATCCTTGTTATAATCTACATTATCATATCCATCAAAATCTCTCAATCCACCTTTTTTAGAAGATGTATAATCATCACCACCCAAATGGTCTCTACCCATTTTGTTAGCATACTCTTTAAGTTTCTTTAGGATTTCTTTTTTGATTTTTGACATATAGGGTTTCCTTTAGTATATAAATATAAAAATTTAAGGAATTAACCAATTACCTATGATATTACTATCCCTATGTTGAGGTAATGTTAGCGTTTCATTATCTATATCGTTACAAATTTCTTCTGCTCTTCCAGGATTTTCTGGACCAACCACTTCCATTATCTTACTTTTAGCTTCTTCTTTAGATATTTGTTTCCAACCAGGATTTTCAGGAAATATATCACATCTCATACAGTTGTAAAACTCATTCCTAGAATCACACCATTCAGTTTTCCACATTGTTTTACCACCATCAGGTGAATGAATCTTACCCCACCCATCAATATCTTCAACAGAAAAAGTCATATCGTGATTCATAACATACTCTGGCCTTTGTAGTTGGTCTAAGTACAATCCTTCAGAAGTTTTACCAAATAAACATTGTTTATGGTCATCTTCTTCTAAATCTTCAAATTTACAAGGTTGAAATACACCATAGATATCGGAGTATTGATTACTTATCTCTAACTTTTCAGCATGCCATTCTTCAGGACCGAAACTTGTTTCTGTACCATCTACATCAATTTTTTTAACCTTTACTTCCTCATCGGAATTGGGATATGCAATATATTTTATACCATTAGGTAGTAATAAACTAACTTCATTAGTTTGTAAATAATTTTTCCAAGGGAGTATCATTTTTTATTTATTTATTGATTAATCTTTCCGCTTCCTCTTGAACCTCTACTGATAGATACACCTCCTCCACTTCTACCAGTATTATTACTTCTCGATGGTGGTGGTGAATATGTTCTTGTTGGTGCAGTTCTTGTTGGAGCTGGAGTTCTATTATAGTTTCTAATATTATTGTTGTTGTTTCTAATAATATTATTATTGTTTTCTATTCTGTTATAATCTCTAATTCTTGTATTAGGTACATTGTTTGGATTCTGATATGTTCTTACTTTAATACCTTTGTTTTGCATCTTATCAACAAATCTACCAATTATACCTCTTTCAGGTCTTTCTATTACAACATCCACATCATCTGGTGTTGGTATTCTTCTACCTTCATTGATTCTTACGTTTGTATTATTTCTCAATCTTGGAACTACTACTGAATTATTATTTGGTGTTACTACTACACTATTAGTAGAACCTCTTCTACCATTTACATAAGCAACATTTCTTCTGTTTCTCTCTTCCCAATAGTTGTTATCTATTCTATTACGCCATCTCCAATCATTCCAAACGTACCCATATCCACCTCGATTTGCAAAAGGTGAGTTCCAATAATAATCATGAGGCCATCCATACCAATTGTTCCATCTATTCCAATACCAAGGTGAGTTCCAACTATTAAATTGGAATGGCATATTAACAGACCAGTTCCACCAAAAATCATATCTGTTCCAATAGAAATCAAAAGGAGTATATGGACTTCTCCATCCTCCTAATTGGTTAAAGTTTCTGTAATACCAACTCAATGGTTGATTCTGTGCAAATTGTGCAAAGTTCCATCTGAACTTTGAATCGAATCTTAATTTTCTATTAAATTCAAAATCGTTTTCAATTATATCTACTCTGATACTATCACCACTTTGGGTTACACCATAGATTGGGTCATCAGAATAATAACTTGATAATTGATAGGTTGAAGAACAACCTGTTAAAAAAAGTATAAATAAAATGTATATATATCTCATATCTATAAATATGAGATTTTAGTGTTTTATGTGTTGAACCCTCCAACGTACGTCTTTAGTTCTTAACATTTTTTTAGTAGCATCTACGTTTTTTTGAGAATCATCAGCGAAGTAAACATCATCATAACCTTCATTATCAATCTTATCTTCAATCCAATCAGCTTTATCTTTTGGATTGTTAGATGCTAATGCAGTTACATAAATCTTACTCATATTGATACCGATATCTTTGAGGTATTGTCTAATCGGTTTGAATGCTGCTCTTGCAGTAAGAATATGAACTCCATCACCACCACTTGATGCTACGATTCTACGAAGTACTTTAGTTATTTTTTTGATTTCGTTTGGATTCTGAACTTTTGAGAAATCAGAGAAATCAAATTCATCACCTGGTTTTTCATTATACACTGCATATTCACCAGGTGTTAATTTTTTCTTTTTACCATTGTTGGTAACATAAATAAATGATGTAGTCTTAACGAGAGTATCATCAAAATCGAATACTCTGAGTTTTTTTGATTCTGTAAATAAACTTCTTGCTATCATATGTTATAAATATTTTATTATTCGTGATACCAAAATTCATCTATGGCAATCTTTTCTAATCGTTTCCATTCATCTCTGAGTTCTTGTAAACTCCATGATTCATAATCTACACCACGAGGTCTTATACCATAAGCCTCTTTATGTAAATCACTCATACATTGTAGAAATTCTTTTTTAGTCCAAGTATCTATCATACGAATAATTTATAGTTTTTTTCTTCTTTTGTTGCTGCAATCTCGTATGGGTGGTTATCATATCTGAATCCCATTTTGTAGTATCTTGTCATCCAAGATGGAGATTGTAAGTAATGTTGGTATTCGTGAACTAAAGTTTCCACGATATGTCTTTTAGATTTCATCTTAGGATAGTAAATAACAATTGAGTTATCAATTCTATCAAACTCAGCATCTGGTGATTCTTCTCCCATTGTACCATCATCTTCTTCACCACTTAATCTACCATAGATAGAAGTTTCATACTCAATGTAAGGAGTTACTTCAGGAAAATGAGTTGAATAACCATAATATTTCTCAATCTTTGGAAAAACTTCCTCAACTATTTTTTGTACATTTTTTAACTTCATATCTTAATTATTTACATAGTAAATATACGAAAAAAAGCCGAGAAAAACAAGCAAAAAGTGAATTATTTTTGGTATAATTTAAGGAATTCATCAGTAATAAATTCATGTATTTCTGGTCCATGGTGAACAGAACAAAAAGATGTATATTTTGTTATTGGCCATTGGAAGTGTTGAGATTCATGAGGAAGATAAAATGTGGGATTTAAGTATTCATATAATTTTATATTCTTTTTAATACAAATATATCTGATTGCTTCAAGGTTCTTATGGAAGTTAATAAAAACGTTTTCATCTAATGATTCAACTTTACTCCAAGTAATATCATATATTTTCTGTTCCTCCTTAGTAAGTTCAGGATAGTTAGGTAATAATCTTAGATGTCTTATACCACCTACTGATTTACTATAAAATCTTTCATATCTATAACAACCAGGAATTAGGATAAATACATTTTTAACTGAAAAATCTTTTGTGTAAGCTTTTAATAATCTATAACAAGTATCCACACCCCCTCCACATACTCCCAAATTCATTATATCAATATTTAATTCTTTTGATAAATAACTTGGCCAAATTTGGTCAATGTGATTACCCAAACCAAATGTATAACTACATCCTAAAGCTAAACTTATACCATCTCTTGGAACTAAATTAGTTCTCATTCCAAACCAATCACAATCATATGTTGGAAATATAAGGTTATTATTCTCATCAACCCAATTATACTTTTGGAATCTATCCCTATCAGTTTCTAGTAAAGAAAGTAATCTATCTTTTTCATGTGAATGATAATCTTCAGGCCAAGGTGTTCTTTTTCCATACCCTTGAATATCTTCTTCTATTAAAGTATCATATACAGTATATTTGAAAGATTCAGGTATTCTATCTGGTTTTAAGAATTCAAAATGGTGGTGTAAATTATCGTACATATTATATCCATTTAATTGATTTTAACTCTAATTCTTTATCTAAAAAATATTCTAATTTATTTGATGAATCTTCTACATATCCTATTGCAAATTCAAGCGGAAATTCTTTTGGAGTTTTTCCATAATTAGAGCACCATGAATTAAAATTATCTGAGTTATATAACTTCTGTAAATCATCATTTAATAATATAGAAAGAGAACCATCTGTTGCAAATCTTCCTGTACAATCTGGTAGATTTGGATTATCATCATTAATAAAAGAAGTTAGTGGTGATTTGCCAAGAATTGTTTCTCTCAAAATAACAAGATTAGATTTATCATATGATAGAAAATTAAAATTTTGTTTGTATTCTTCACTATCAAACTCACACCAATTCATATTAAATGTGCTGTAGTTCTTTACACAATATAATATACGAGGTACATCAAAGTTTTCTTGTGCAAAAAGATGATTATCTGTTGGTTTAACCCATGATTCTAAACTATGAACTCCACAATTAATTTTATCAACTATACTATGATATTCTTCCCAAGATATGTTAGTAGGATGTGAATAGTTATCACAATATGGATATTCAGATATTTCATTAAAATGATATAAATCCACATATGTAAAAATTCTGTGTAACGTATTTAAGGTTTCTTGTGAAAAGTCAAATTCATTTGGAAATTCTATGTTTATTTCATTTCCAAGTTCTTTCATACCATCCAAACCTTCAAGTATCTCATTCCAATGTTTGGATATAGTATCAGAATTTTTTTTATGGTTATCGTAATTATTATTGAAAAGATTATATGCACTAATTTGTTCATATGAATCAGTAGGTGAGTTAGAATATGTATCTACAAGTTTTTTTGATATTGAATTATCAAATAACTTAATTGTGATTTTTTCACCATTTCTATAACCTATTTCTATCATAAATTTATTATCTTATACTTTCCCCAACCTTGTCTACGTTTGAAGTAAAACATTCTTAGGTAATCATCCTCTGTATCATACGGCTCTTTTATCTTAAGTTTGTATGTTTTAGATTTACTTTTGAGAGGTTTATTCTTATAACAATATTCATAAATATTTGTATCTAAAGAAATACTCATTTCTTTTACACCATATTCAGTAACAAAGTGTTCTTGTGCACGAACAACATCAGAAGTGTTATCATATTTTTCATAAAAAGATTTAGTAAATGCCAATACCTCTAATCTATTTTTATGAAATTCTTGTTGTGAATCCCAAAGTAAAGTATGACCAGAATAATCTACTGTTTTCTTTCCTTCTAAATAGTGAGTAACTCTTTTCTTCGTTTTTCTATATTCTTTACCAACAATCGATTTATCTGATTTTACATCATCCAATAAATCTCTATAAAATTTTTCAAAAGTTATTTCTTTACTTTTTCTTAAAAATATAGAATATATTTGAGTCCATCCATAGATATGTAAATTTGTTACCAACCATGAAAACATCCAAGAATCGATTAAATCCTTAAATGGCATATATTTTGTACCTCTAACTATTTCTGCTTTTTCTTCTACAAAATCTTCTTGTGAAGTATAGTAGTTATCTAAAAATACAGTATCAAACTCATGTTCATCTCTTTCTTGATTTAATTGTGAATTCTCTAGCATTTGTGTTAACCAAGATTCAATTGAGTTATGTTGTCCTGCTTCTACTAATTTAGTTATACCCCTAATCCAAGTATCTTTGGTTTCATGTGGTAACCCAAGAATTAATTCAGTATATGATGGAATCTGTTGTTCATTACATAAATCAAGTATTTCATTGAATTTATTTAACTTCATATTGGCACGTTCTATGGATTCCAAAGTTTCTTCGTTCATACTTTGTAGGGAAAGTGAAAATCCTCTGTTAAAACCGTTCTCAACGAACTTCTTAACGATATCTATAACCTCTTTGCTTAGGTTTTTGTACCACGATGCATCAACTGTTTCAGGATATCCATATTTCTTCTGAACATCAACCATTTTTTCTGTGATGTACATATCTCTTTCTTTGAAACAACCAAAGTTTGCATCTGCTATGATACCATAACCTATTTTGTTTTGGCCCATCCATTCCAAATCTTCAAAGATTCTTTCTAGATTAAATTTTTTAATCTTAGAATAAGTAAGATTACCCCAATCACAAAATGTACATTTGAATGGACATCCTCGGTTTGTTTCTAATACAGCATTCCAATTGTATGTAGGATTTTCTCTTATCATCCTATCAAACAATCCCAATCCATATGGAGATGGAAAATCTAATTCTTGTAATCTATCGAATGAATATATCTGTTTTACTTCTCCTTTTAAGTAATCTTCCAATAGTAATGAAAAGTTTCTCTCACCCTCACCAAGAGATATAGAATCAATGTAAGGATTTTTTTCAAATAGTTGTTGTTCTTTTGGTTTTTTAGTAACTTGTGGTCCTCCAAATGATATTAAACAATTTGGATATCTCTTCTTAATAGCCTCTGCTACTTTTTTGTTATATTCATAGTTCCAAACATAATTAGAAAAACAGAAGATATGTGGTTCTTCTATTCTATCCAATAGTTCTTCAGGTGTTTCTCGTTTGAAAAGTAATTCTTGTAGTTGAAATTTTTCAGTTACCCATTCAAATTGCTGAACGTATGCCCAAATTGTGGCAACTGAGTATGGAAACCAATATCCTTTGAATTTACCAGAACCAGTTGAATAGTTTACTTGAGAAAAGTAAATATTCTTTTTTATCATTTTATTGACTTAAATGAGATGATAGGTATCCCGCTATTCTACCAGCTTTAATTTGGAAATGTTCCCAATCATCTTTTGTTAGTTTTTTCTTTTTACCAACATAATCAATACCAATAGTTCCTATGTATTTATCATCCAATGTGAAAAGTGGTACTAAAAATGAAGATTTCGTACCAACAGAATCAGCTGCTCCTTTTAATCCATAAGTTGCAACTTTTGGGTCATTGAAATCAGGAACAAATACTCCATTACCTTCCATCATGTACTGAAATGCTTTTGGGTAAAGTGAACAAGGTATATTGTTGAAAGTGTGTGATACTGAAGAGATTCCTGTTTTTGTAACTTCGTAGAATATTGAAAACTTTTGAATTGATTTACCTGTGGGATAAAAATTACCACCATTATGAAACTGAGAAATCCAAACTCTATCTGATTTGAACTCTTCTCTTATTTCTTCTAATTCATCAGATATTAAAGAGGTATTTGCTATTGTTTCTTTAACCTTATCTCTTTTCTTATCCTTTTCTTTCTGCATATACTTGCTAATTAACAAGTACATGATTGGTCCCACTACTCCAGTAAGGAAAGCTCCTAATAGTTCCATAGCATGATTATGATTTTCAGTTAGTATTTGTTCCATCTTTATCGTATTCGTCTAAATCTTCCATGTAATCAGCAACATTTTTAAGATAATCAGCGGCCAAAGTCATTTTTTCTTGAACCCAACCTTCTAACTCTTCAATATTACGTTTTTTGATATTATCATATATAGTTTTAGCGGAACGAACTGATGATTTTAGAGATGATAATCCCATCCCTACTTCGTGGTCATCCTCATTAAGTAAGGATTCTTCTTTAATTTGTTCTTTTGATTTGAATGCAGTGTGGTATGGATTAGGATAAACCTTTCCAATTTCTACTTTAGATTCTTGTAATATGTTTTTAAGTTTAATCACTTTAGTTTACCTCTTTTAGCATCTCTTTTTAATTCTTCGAGTGCTCTAATTTGGTCTTGTATTGCTGTTGCTAAATCTACATTTCTGTATTTTGCTTGTTTTCTAACAGCCAACATTGCAATTCTTTTTTCTTCAGTAGAAGCACCTTCATTTACTGATTCCTCAACAGATTCACCTTTGTACTCTGCGTTTTTGTACATACCACTTACTTTAACATCAAGTTCTTTTGCTAATCTTTCTTTTTCTTTACCAAGTTTTTTTAGAACTTTGATAAATGCATCTTTCTTATCAGTATGTTTATTCTTTTTGTAAAATTCTAATGCTTTAGAAATATCATCAAGATTTTTTTGTTGAGCTTTAGAAATAGCGTTTACGCTTCTTTCTCTAAGAAAACTTCGTACTGCCTCTTTGAATTCTGATATTTTCATATTATTCTCGTTTCTTTTTTTCTTACCTGCACAATGAGCTTTTTGTGAGAAACCTTTGGGATTACTACAATTAATACTTTTTTTGTATTTATTACTCCAGCCCATTTACTATATAAGTATAAAAATATTTATAAATAAATTACACATCCACTACATTCTTTATCATTAATGTATCAATGAATACTGATTTAATAGATTCATCATTGTAAAATATAATATTCATTGTATCTTCTTCATCTTCAATAAGTCTAATAGAATCTACTAAAACTCCATCTTGTTTTAACATTAAATATTCAGCAGTACCATACGAATCTGTATCTATGCATATAGATTTGTATTTTTTCCAAAAACTAGAATTAACAAGTATATCTCCAACTCTAATATCCTTTGGATATACCTCTTCAAGTAGATACCTATAATCTGAATTTATTCTATAAGTTTTTGTTGAAATGGGTATGTGTATATTCTCAGTATTATCGAAAGCATAATTAAGTTCATAATAAAGACTTACATCTTTAACTTTTCGATAAATTCTTTCTCTATCTTCTGAATAATCAGAATATACAGCTTCACATATAACACCTGTATATATTTTTGATACCTCTTCTTCTCCAGGAAATGTTGATATTAGAGATTTAGATAAAGCTGTAACCATTTATTACTCTTTTTATGTTTTTACAATAATTCCTTCTACAAATAATGAAGTAAGTTCTGAATCCCAAGATTTAGGACTATAAAGAGCATCTGTGTTATCTTCTATTTTTTCTACGTTTAGTACTTTTATGTTACCTCTAGAATAACTACCTGATATTGCTTGAGAATCAAAAACATAATCATCTTTTGCTAATAGTTTAGCAGAAACCCATTCATAATTACCTCTTAATATCTCAGCATCAGCACCAACATATAATTCTGCAGAAGTTGTATCACCTTCAGATACTGCTCTATCAAGTGTAATTTTATATACAATAGAAGAAGTCCACTCCATAGAATGATTAGATTCTTGAGTTGCCTCGAATATTGATTCTCTGTTTGTTTGGTTATAAAATTCTATTAATTTATCATTACCAACTGAACCAGAACCTAGTTCCCATAAGTTATCATGAGTAAAAGCAGATTCTAGTGTAATTAAATCTCCACTTTGAGCTTGTACCTTTGACGATTTTTTAATTCCTTGTGCCATTTTATTGCTCCTTTATAATAAATATTAAATTTTGTGTTTTAAGTGTTCGTACATTGAACTACCAATTATCTCACCTAATTTTGAATCTGATGGATAATGTGCTCTACCTATATTTCTTGAATAAGAAATACGTTTACCAGCTTCTAAAAAAGAATCTGTTGTTATAGGTAACTTAGTTTGTAAAACTTTTCCAATTAAAATACCTTGAGCGGAATGACCAGATGGGTAAGAAGGGGTTTTCATGCTTTCCATTACATGCTCACCCAACTTGATATTATAATTTCCTGCAAGTTGATATGGTCTTGGTCTATTGTAATGCCATTTTAATTCCAACATAGTACAAGACTTAATTAGTTCTTTAACTAATTCTTTTGGATATTTTATATTATGGTCATTACATACTTCTTCAAATACAGCCTCTACATCATCATGTTTTTCCACAAAATCATCATCTTCTGGTAAATCTTTTAGATACATCAATTCTTGATATGTTGTTAGTGAACTATTTTGAGGTGGTTTTCTATCAAAGTATTTACTAAAATTAAAATCTTTTAATAATCCTTTAGTTTTTGCATACTCAATTTTTTCTGCATGCTTATCTTTCATACCATCGGATGAATAGACGGTATTATTTATCTTTCCAATATTTTCTTCTGTGAATATAAACATACTGCTATAAATATATAGTAAGTATTATTTCTTAAATTTATTCCACAAATCAATTGCTTTAGATGTAATAGATTCTACACCCTTACCAACTTTTTTACCGATTTGTCTAGCGATTGGTTTTGGTAATATCTTTTCTAATTGTTTTTTTGTTTTTGATTTAGCAACTAAACCACTTCCTTTTTCAATTATTTTTTCTTTAAGTTTTCCCATTATAAAACTCCTCGTTTTACCAGTTCTAACCGAATCATTTCTTTTTTTCTTTTGTAAGAAGGGGATTCATACATTTTTTTCAATTCTTCAGTAGATGTACCAGAGGGTGTATAATGTTTTATCATGAATTTATTTGTCAATTTATTATTGACTTTTATATATTCTTTTGTACTAGGTTTTAGTTTTGGTGGCATATGTATTCTATATTTTTGTTGAACTATTTATACAAATATATATTACTCTACGATTATAAACGTTGATTTTATAACCTCACCACTTAATATTAACTGAAGTTGTAGTTTTTCTTTTGGTAATGCTTTTGTGTATAATATAAAGTTATTGATACCAACAGTAGGTAAAAAAGATTGTTTTACGATTACCGATTTAGTATCTATATGAGAAATTACAAGAGTATGTTTTACCTCTGTATCTATTTCAAACCATATCAATTGATTATCTACTACTGTACTTTCCTTTACCTTAAATACCATATCTTCTCTTGGTACTTCTGGTAATAAATCATCTTCTATGAAATCCTTTTCACATGAAAATAAAAGAAACAATAAAAGTATTAAATATTTTCTCATTTTACAATTACTCCTATTTGTGTTCCATCTTTTTTAACTAACTCTACATTCAATACTGAAACTAAACCTAAGAAAGAATCAAGATTGTTAGTTTCCTTAAAGTATATTTTATATTCAGTACCTCCATTTAGATTCTGAGAACCATCTGATGATATTGAACCTAACTTTATGTAAGTACTTCTTCTTGCTGAAAATGATTGTAAATTAGAATCATTTTCTATTCTATCAAAGGTTACTCTACTATTATCATATCCTATTCTAAATTCAGAACCAGTTATATTTTTTGTATTTTCTGGTACTTTTAGAGTTACCACAATTTCTTCACCAATCTTTTCAATATCTAAATCTACTTCAAACTGATTTTGTATGGATTTTGAAGAATTACTTATTGTCATATTTCTAGCCATACTTGTAACTTGTACACTCGATGGTAAATGAGAATGAGACATATTAACATCACCCTTCCAATGTACTGCAATACTCTTATCATATTGTTTTGTACCAGTTACCAATCCAAGTGGGAACATTGTACGAGTCCCACCATAGTTTGTCCAATTTGTAGATGTCATAGAATTATAAGCACTTACCTCTGTTAATGACATTACTGCTGCAAGATAAGATGCATCGAACATAGTTCCACCATTTAGAAAATCTAACATTATTTGTGTATCTTTGAAATCAAATACACCATCTCTACTTACATCTGCATTTGCATATTGAACATTATAATCAAAATCACCTTTGAAACCACCATTGATTCCACCACCTGCTAATTCGTTAAATGCCATTACAACATCTGCTACTGTGAATACATCATCTACCATTGCTTCTAATTCAGATGTACTTGGTGAATCAAAAACCACATATTGAGTTTTATATGCGGTTACCTCATTAAAGTTTAAGTCTACTTTTAGTGCATATCCACCACCACCTAAACTTCTTATACTTGAAGAGTAATTTGATGATGAAAAAGGAATAGTACTCCAAGTCATATAATTAAATTCATTCCAACCATTTGGGTCATTACTTCTAACTGACCAAGAGTTCGAATATCCTGGTGTTCCAAAATAACTTGATGTTCCATCTGTATCTACTAAATCTAATAATTCTATATTATTTACATCATCTAAATCTACATTACTTGGAAACTCTCTAGCATCTAAACCAATTCTGTATGTATATTTGTTTGTTACCATTGGCATATATGTTACAACCCATTCTACATTACCTGGTGTTGCGGTGATATTGTACTTACCTTGTCCAACTAAATCTTCATCTACTTGAGAAGTTATTGTTGCTTCTCCATTTCCATCTAATGAGATTGTATTTGAGTTTGAGTTTTTAGCAATTTCAGAATCCGATACTTCGTAATAAGTATTAATTGAAAAACCAGTTTCATCGATGTTTCTAAATTTATAGTTTACATCATAGTGAAAAGGTTCAACATAATTATCTGCATCTATACTGTATATTGTATTACCATTGAAAGCAAATGCAGCTCCTGCTGCTATATCTTCAGGTGATTTCCATTTTAATGTTAAGTTGGCTCCTCCAGCTCCTTGTTCAAATCTAACTCTAAACTTATAAGATACACCTGCTGTTAAATTTGTTATATCAATTTCTCTAGCTCCATTACCCAATCCTATACCTGTATTAGTAATTGTTCCATCATCATTTGCATCAAACCAAAAATCACTTCTATCATCTGAATTTAATTGAAATTTATAAGTACCTGAAGTTGGGGGTACAAAGTAACCTTCTATTATCCACCCAAAGTTGGTGTTGTCGTGTTTTGGTAGAAGATTAGGGTATGGCCAAGTAAATGCTTTTGTTGCTGTATCTCTACCATAATGTGTCCAAGTAGTAGTATTTTTATTAGCATAATCAAACATAGCATCAAAATCAGATGAACTTTGTGGATGGTCATTATATTCACCCTGATTATTGTTATTAGCATAATCATTTATTTTGAATGATTTATAAATAATAGCATTTGGTCCATCATTTGCAACTGTATTTACAAATGTAGGTGCTGGTTCAGCATTTGATACTTTATCACCCCATGTAGTATCACCAAGTATTCTCCAAGAGGAAGTAGTTGAACCACCATTATGTGTTGGGTCTTGATATTGAACTCTTAACCAATCACCACCTGTGAATTCATGGAATCTTACTCTTAATTTATACCAAGTTCCACTTGTAAGTGAAATGTTAGTAGATTGATTATTACCTGAACCGTTATATTTTTTAGTTATCATTTCAGTAGATTCTAATACACCATCACCATCTAAATCTAACCAAAATTCGTGTGAATCATCTGAATAAGTCCAAAACTTATAGTTACCTGTTGAACTTGCATAGAACCAACCTGTGTAATCAACTATATAATATTCTCCTTGTGAGTTACCTGGTCCAATAGGTCTACCACCATTATATGAAAGTACTGAAGTACCGAAACCACCTGCACTAAATGCTTGGGTTTCACCACTATTTAATATTTCGGTTGCACTTAACCCAACATATTCCCTCATTGCCGCATCAAACTCTAATGTATTATTCATATGACCAGCAACTGTAACGGCTGTTCCATTTATCGTTGTTTGAATATTACATCCATTACCACATTGTGTTCTCCATGAAGTATAATTTATATACCCATCTCCACTTTGTGAGAATCCTATAAAGGAAAATAAAAATAATATTAATGTAAACAGTTTCTTCATACTAATAATTATAATGGAATTTTAGAACCTATCATAAATGAGTTTATTAAAGGTATAATAGGATTAGTTGATTTAATTGCAGTCCATCCTACATTGAATCCAAATCTTGGCGTTAGTTGTACTGTAAATGAATTAGCTATAATTCCCATACCATCTATTCTCTGTCCTCTTAAAGAATTTTCAAACTTTATTCCAAAAGGATTTTCTTTGTAATAAGTTTTTTCCAATCCTACTCCACCTTCTACACTCATAAATGGAGTTTGTGTCCAAATTATCGCTGGGGAGTAAGTTATACGAGTACCTATCTTAAATGATTTTGTTGCTAATACATTATAAGATAACATAAAATTTTCTTTCATTGGATATGATATAAACGTTGTACCAGCAGATACACCAATACCAACTGTCAACCCATTCTCAAATGGTTTCATCAAAGATTTTGATAACATTAAAGTTGAATAACCATAGTTGTTGGAGTATCCAATTGATGTAGCTGATATATTTTTCACCTTAAAAGTTTCTGTCATATTAACCTTAGAACGTGCTCCCATAAAAGTAATTTGTTGTAAGTTATCATATACCATTACATTTGCCGTATATGCAACATCACCATAAATAGATGAACGAGATGCTCCTATATTCAATACACTATTATAAAAACCAAGAGGTGATTGTTGTTGCATAAAATCTGCTTTTAATTGTATTGGTAAGAATTTCTTTTCTTCCTCTTCCTCAGATTCTTCTTCCTCTTCGGTTTCCTCTGATTCTTCTTCACTTTCTTCTTCCTCTTCTTCAGATTCCTCTTCCGATTCTTCCTCTTCACTTTCTTCTTCAGATTCTTCAGATTCTTCTTCACTCTCTTCTGATTCTTCTTCTGAACTTTCTTCTTCTGATTCCTCTGAAGATTCTTCTTCACTTGATTCTTCTTCTGAGCTTTCCTCTGATGATTCTTCTTCACTTGATTCTTCTGAACTTTCTTCACTTGATTCATCACTTCCCTCATCAGATTCACCACTATCAGATTCTTCTCCACCAGAATCATCACTTCCCTCATCACCACCTGATTCATCAGAACCACTATCCGAACCATCTCCTCCTTCATCACCACTATTATCTGATGATTCACCTGAGTTATCAGATGATTCTCCACTATTATCTACATCTCCGCTACCTTCCGAACTGTCCGAAGAAGAGCCCGATGAGCTTTCTGACGAGTTATCTGTTGAGTTGTTCGAGCTTGAATCCGAGCCAGAGCTCGAGTCCGTGCCACTTGACGTATCTCCTCCGCTAGAGTTTGAAGAGCCGGAACTTTCTCCACCACTACTACCGGAAGAATTGTTATTACTACTTGAATTCCCATTACTTGTTCCTCCACTTGAGTTATTAGTTGAACCACTTGAGCCAGATGAAGTACTACCACTTGAACCAGTATTAGTTGAACCAGTATTAGTTGAACCAGTATTAGTTGTACCAGTTGTACCAGTTGTAGTTGTTTGTGTTGTACCAGTAGTTGCATTTGCGGCATTATTTGCGGCATTACTGGCGGCGTTAGATGCCTGAGTAGCTTGATTCTGAGCTTGGGTGGCTTGATTCTGTGCGTTTTGTGCTTGATTTGTTGTTGTAGAACATGGTGATAGAGTATTCCACCATGCATATGTTTCTCCCAACCATTGGTGTAATTCACCATTTAGAAATTGTTGGTAGGTAAATATCTTAACTCTATCGTAGAATGATACTACCGCACTACCTGTTTGAAAGTTTGCAGTAACAACCTTCACTTCGTTAGTACATCTATCTACAAATGTTTGTGTAAACACCTGTCCATAAGTAAAACTACTTAAGAATAAGAATAAAGTTATAAGGAGCTTTTTCAATCATTTCTCCTCTCTTCTAGTTCTCAAATATCTTCTTACGAATCATCCTTGCCACAATTCTCGCTGAAGCGGTTTCCAATGCTTTTCTGGTAGATACTCCAATTGCTGATTGTCTGAACTTTATTTCATCCAAATCTAACCCCAGCAAACCCTCTTGAGTCTTTACTGTATTTGCCGTACCAAGACCGGAACCTACAAAGTATGTACCATTCTCTGCATTAGTAAACCTAACTTGTAAACCTAAACGAGTTGTTTGTGTTTGTTTAGAACCATCTTTAAGTGATAAAACCTCATCCTCTGAAACAGAGAAATCATATATCTCTATTGTAACGAAATATTCTGCTAACTTAATTTTACCTAAACCATAAACTTGGTTTTCCGAAACACCTTTTCTTGATGCAACCCATTGTGTTTTCATTCTATCCTTGATTGCAGACTTCTCTTCTACGAATTCAAATCTGTTTGTCCAATCTAAGTATTCTATTACTATATTAGTAAGACCTAAACCCACTCTACCATCTCTTAACTCAGGATACATCTCATATAATTCATCAGATATACCAACATTGAGTAGAGATACTGGTATCATATCACCCCAATAATCTGAAACATCATCAATTGATTTTTTCTTTTCAAATTCTGCGGTGTATTCTTCAGCCTTAACCTTACCAATCGTTTGTGAAAATGATGTTAGTGTGAATAACATCAAAACTATTGTTGTGATTAATCTCATTTCTTATCCTTCATGTGTTTAGTTAACTCTGGATACATTTCCCATATCCTATCCGAGAGCCATTTATCAATTTTGATAATTAATTCTATAATTTTTTTCATATTTCTTTTTATCCTAAAGTATCAAATATACCAAATGTTGCGTTATCAACTGCTGATGGATTCATGATTATATGACTAATGATAGCAACCATTCCAACTGCCCACATTATCATTAAACCACCTATCCATATTTTCAAAATAACATCCATAAATTTGTAATCTGACATTTTGTCTGTAAAAATTTGTGTAATCATAATATTCTCCTATCTCCCTAATGTATCAAATACACCAAATGATGCATTTGAAAACGATGATGGGTTAGTTATTAATTCAAAAATCATTACTAAGATACCACTAACTGCTAAAATTGCTAAAGCGGTTAACCATAGTGCTATTGTGTAATCCAATAAACTCTCGGCCTCTTTCCATATCATTGCTATGGGGTTGTGTACAACGAATTTTTTCATAATCTCTCCTTTTTTGTGTAGTTTACCAATCGATTTTTTCTTCTTTCTCTTTTGGTTTTTCTACGGGTTTAACATATACTTTTTTTACAACTGTATCTTTTTTTTGTTCTGGAATGTTAACCACAATTGTAGGTCCTTCAACATTCACTTCTTGTTTCTGTTCTACTTGAACAGGTGCTGATTCTTCATCTTCAATCCCTATGAATGATTTTACCTCATCCATAAACAAACCACCAAGGCCGGTGAGGATTACTCCTACACCAGCTATGATTTGGTTTTTTAATTGTGAAAAGAATCCTTCTTTTTTTTCACTCATAATTTAGTCTCCATCAGTTGTTGGTGTTTCATTTGGTGCACATCCAACTCCATTTACGTTATTAATTTCTGTTATAGGTGTATCAGGACATTGGTCTAATCCATTCATAACACCATCGTAATCATAATCAGCAATAAAAACTAACATATCGATTCCTTCACTAACTTCTTGAACTTGAGCTAAAAGATTTTGAACTTGTTCATCAGTTGCCCAATCTTCTGCAGTTTCAAGAATAGATTCTAAACGTAATTTTATATCAGCCATTTTTGCCAAGGCATCATCCACAGAAGTTTCCAAATCCACTTCCATTTGTTCTACTTGTGATTGCATCGTTTCTAAATCAATTTTCATCTGTTCGATGTCAACTAATATTAGTGAAGCCTCTAACTCTGCAAGAGATGCTTCCAACGACTCTAAACCTCTTTCCATTGAAGGATTTACACAAGATGCAACCATGCCTAGTGTAAAGGTTAATGTAATAAATGTTAATAAAAACTTTTTCATTTACTAATTCTAAACTCCATTATTGATTAACGAAAACCGTCCTACCAATTACCTTGTGATTAACATCAGTTAATTCAAGAGTAAATGAGGATTTATCCAAACTACTTGTATAAACAGAGAGAAGATTATCTCCCTCTTTAGCCGTTAGTTTTTCTTGTGAAATTAAAGAGTTATCTAAATCTCTAATTTTCACTCTGTACGTTCCATCCACAGGAAGTTTGATATTCATTCTTACTTCTGAAGATACAATTGTACTTTCTAATTTTATTCCAACCAACTCATCAATAACAAGTGCCTCTGGCATACTATCGATGAATATAGGTTCTATCAATTCATCTTTCATACAAGATGTTAGTGATAATAATACGATAAGTGATAATAATAATTTTTTCATTTTTTTACTCCATGTTTAATTTAATTTGTGTACCATCTGCCTTAACACCTTCGTTAACCTTAAATGAGATTAAACCTGATGTGTTACTCAATTCAACTAATGGTGTGAATATTAATTGATATGGAGTACCTGTTTTTACAGTTTGTTCAAACTGTTGGTCAAATGAACCTATGTTTACTTTTCCTTCTTCTTCGATGTGGTTAGCGAAGTTAGTCATTTCGTTACCAGTATCGAATACTACGTTCTTTAATTCTAATCTTGTATCATCATATACAATGTTAAATTGTGTTCCAATCATACCAGTTACTTCTGAATTGATTGAGAAGATTACTTCACCATCTACAATTTGAGATGTCAAATCAACATTTTGTTGAATCGGAGTGTATCTTGCACTTGATGCAAGAGGTGCAGAATTACTAATATTCATAGAACTAATTTTGAAATCATTTGTATTTGCTGGTTGATAAGAGTGTGAGAAGTTTACATCACCAATTAGAACATGAGCAAACTCAAATGATTTATTAGAATCAGTTGGTTTGAAAGTTGCATCTAAGTTAGCTAAATAACTTCCATTTTCATCTACTGTACCAAATATTGATTTAGTACCACCACTCTGTACTGCTCCACCTTTCTTAGAAATGTAATTAGAGTTTCCACTTGTTACACCTTGTAAGTAAGCAAGTATCTCATATGAATCTGAGAAATTTATCACTCCATCAAATGGTGAATCATGGATTACGTTTGCCAAGAATGTTTGAATATGATAATCAAATGTTGTTGAAGAACCATTTGGTGAAGAACCTGCACCGATTGCTTCTTGAAATACTAATGCTAAATCAGATACAGTTACTACGTTATCCATATAATCTTTAGAACCATCAACGAAGTTCCAAACAAAATATTCTTTATCGTTTTCTAAACCACTTACAGTTGCTTCACCTGATGCATCATAGTTACCTGTTTTAACATGAGTTGCTCCCTCATTTACTTGGTTACCCGCACCGATATCTGATTTATTATAAACATAGTAAGTATAATCTGTACCATCTATTAGTGAATTATCTATTGCTTTACTGAATATTTTAAGTGTTACAGTTCCAGCATCACCTCCTGTGATACCAGTTAAACTTAAACCAGTTCCATTATCTACCTTACCTTCTACTGCTATTTCAGTTCCATCATCTTTTTTAAGATAACCCCAGTTCATACTTAGTAGATTAGAATAATCTGAATAGTTAGTACCTGCTTTATCTTTAATAATAAAGTTATACTCCATCCAACCATCTCCATCGGCAAATGCAGTAACATCTTGGATAGTAATTCTCTCTACCGAAAAATCTGCGTTTGAACCATAGATAGTACTACCTGCTACAAAATCAGCGTACTGGCCATCAATATCACTTGTTGCAGTGTTGTTACCCCACTTATACCCATTCCATGAGTTATAAGCCTTTTGAGCTGAATTTGAAGATACAATCCAATTTCTTGATTGTAACGATAGTAACTTGTTGTTATACTGAAAATCAAACTGAGTAAGTTTTGCAGTTCCTGCTGTACCTGAATACTCCACTTTCAGTTTAATAGTATCACCAACCTTCGAAACTGTGTTCGTTTTGTTGATTTTAATTGTTTCTTGGCCAAACGATACGAATGCACCAAGAAGAAATAATAGTGTTAATAATTGTTTTTTCATTTTAATAAGTCCTTAATAATTGCCTCTAATACTTTTTTTAATGAGTTAGAAGCCGTTTGTTGATTAAATTGTCCATCAGATGCAACCACTAAAGTAGAAGTAGAGATTTCTTTACTCTGTCCTTTTTGAGTAGTTCTCTTCTTTACTTTACCATTTTTTTCTAACTCACCGATTGCTATAATCTGAGTTAGTGATACTTTATTGTGGTAAATACCAATTGATTTACCTATATTTTTTACATCGAAAAATACTAACCTTACGTTGATTTTCGTTTCTGAATTGTCTGATAAGTCGTAGTCTAAATCCATTAAGAGTTCTTCTAAGATATTTCGAACTCCATAGGCCATAGAGGGATTGCCCGCAAAAGGTCCAACTCTGATTTCGTTGGTTACCTCTCCGATTGAGATAGTGTTATCTTGTGTGGGATTGGATGATTGTAGTGTAGAACATAACAGAATCAACGTTAACCCAAACAAGAGATTGTGTACAAATTTTTTCAAAGTAATCTCCTTTTCTTAGATTACCATAACTTATTTGTAAAACCAATAAATAAAACTAATTTTTGAAACTAATGAAGTAACAAGTTTCTATAACACATTTCCTATAAATATATCCAGTTACAAGAAAAGTGAGTATTTTATACTAAATAATTTTTTGAATTTCATCATTAAAAGAATCGTATCCAAGTTTTTTGAATTCTTCTCTTCTATCATATACTGAAATATTATTTATGTAATGGGAATTATTTCTATACTTGTAGTTTTCACAAACTACTAGATTTTTCAATTTGAATTGTTGGATATCCTCACCAATTCTAACTAACTTTTCACAAGCAATCATTATAAATGTATCTTCATATCCATAGTGACCAAATGATTCAGGTATTCCTACTCGATTCAATAGAGATGCACTAATGCAAGTAAACCACCCACCTGCAAATTTGAATCTAGATTGTGGTGAAGAAGTATTTTCTACTCTTTCTAATGATACATCTCCTTTTAATCCACTACATTCGTATGGGTCTGCTATTTTTTGATATCCAACTTTTTGTTTTATATAATTTTTATTTACCAAAATATCCCAAGTATTATCCCAAATTCTCACAAGTTCAGGAGTTATTATAGAATAAGGAATATCTTTGATACCAATTATAGAGTTTTCTACATAGGAAAGAGTTCTTTCATCAAATATAATATCAGTATCTAACCAAATAAAATAATGAGCATCTTTATGATTTTTTATAGATTCTCTTCTCTGTGATACACACCCTTTTATATCATCCGATGTTCTAAAATATTTGACACACCAATCTGTACTAGTGGATATCTTCATCAATTTTTCTTCAAAGAATTTTTTAGGTAAGGATGATTTACCCCAATTTACCATATCATTTGAAGTACACATAGTAACATCAAGATACCATTCTACTTGTTTATTAGTAAGGTAATAAGATGCCTTTTTTAATTGATTTATAGTATTCTCTAATTCATCAATTTCGTAAGGTAAACAAAATATTGATATTACTATCTTCATTTATATTTTTTTTCTATAAGCTCTTTTATACTTTTTTCTCTATCGTACTGATGAACTATTACAAAAGTATCTCCTTTTTGATTTACAAACTTGCCATCAATTTCTAATTTTGGAGTTGGTTCTAGTAATTTATCCCCAAAGTGGTCTTTTTTCATCCAAACAGTTCCAAGTTGAGTTGCAAATCCTTCCTCTTGTTCTACCGTCTGTACAATATCTTTATATTGAGTTTGATTAATTAATACATTATATGCAGCTTGGTCTGAAAGTTGTTCTTGATTCGATGTTGTTAAGCTCCATCTATAAATGTTTATAAATAAATCTCTTAAATATTCGGAATCTCCCACGATAGTTCCTGCACAATAAGAAGGTAGATGTTGTAACCACTCCCATTCCATAGGAAAAGAAGTTCCACTATTTACACAAGCCCATTCATCATCTTTGAATGTAACACATTCTGAAAATGAAAGTATAGGTTTTTTCTTATTTTGTTCAATCCAAGATGTAGGGTCTTTCTGAAATATTACATCCTTAACATCTGTCCAAATTATAATTTCATTTGGAAACGATTCTAATAGTTTATAGATATCAATAAATCTTTGAAGAATTATATGTTGATTTAAGTTACCACCATATATTTCCCAATTTTTAGATTTAAGATAATCAATTGTTTCTTGTGGTACTTCATATACCATCATTATTTTTTTACCATTGAACTCAGTCTGTTCAATGGATTCTACATAAGGCCTTATATCCTCTGGTTTATATTTTGTAATACATCCAAGTATAATCATAATAATCTTTTAACTAATTCTAAATAAGTGTTTCTGTGTGGTTTGAACATATGAATGAATGGTATATTATCATACAATTCAGTATTATCAAGTGTTTGTATTCTTGTTGGTATTTTTGTATCTAAACCTATATTAAAAGTCATTACAGGTTCTTTACTAAACTCAATTACCTTATAATTCATTTTACCACTTGCATATCCAAAGTTAATTTCTTGACAAGCTCCACCTCTGAATTTTCTTTGGAATCCTAATTTATCATAATTATCCCAACTATATAAAAGATGTTCTACAAACTTCGGAACATCTTTGTGATTTGGTTTTATCACTTGACATCCATTGTGAGTTTCTGGTATATTAAATCCTAAATCTTGAATAAGTTTTTTATTATAACCAAAGTGCCAATCGGGTGAAATGTTTCTACCAACAGGTGTGAAACATTGGTCTTTAGATGTTAACTTTTCCCATGCTATTTTTGTATCAGATAAACATAGTACATCTGTATCAATAATCATTGTTTCATCATAAGGTGCAATATCGAACATAAAGAACGATGCGATAACACCATACCTTTCATGATTTAATTTTGTTTTTGTAAATAACTCACTATCTTCATTTAATATAATTAACTTATCAAATAATTGTGTATTATTAGCTCGTTCAATTCCATCTTCTTTAACTACTAATGATATTGGATAACCATCATTACCAAACTTTCTGATACTCTTAGATAGATTTATTGCTTCATCTAACCAATAATCTCCTATTGCGTAAAATAGATATCCTCTACTCATATTGTTCTGCACTTTTCTATTAACGTTTCGTATGTGGAATGTGTTGTAATTTTAATATCACCATTTGATAAATTCTTGTACCAAAGATTCATCGTATCATGTTCTAACTCTCCACCCTTTACCACAAAAATATCATTTGTTCCTCCACCTAAACTTGATAAAATACTTGTACCACCTTGTACAGATATTTTATGTTTTGCTTGTGAAACTAATATTAGTTGTAATTCATTTGGAGTATAATCTGATTCTATTTTGTTGAAATCAATAACATTATCATATTTCTCTACCAATTCATAATCACCTAAATCTTTTATTGCAGCACCATCATCAGCTATTTGTGAACTTTGAATTCTATTATAAACAACTAAATATTTTTTACTAAGAGTTTCGAATAATTCAGTTAATGTTGGTATATCTAAAAAATTTATTGGTGGGTTATTCCACTCTACATTATATTTGTTACTGATTAAAATTATTTCTCTATCAGTTTCAAAAGGTAATTTATAAGTTGAATACTTTTCCTTAAAGTTTGGGTATTCATTACAATATGAAGGCAGTTCCTTGGCGTGTAATTTTACTCCAAATGGTGAACCCAATCCTCTTTTAACATCTTTTTCTATAATATCATTTTTATTCATATAAAAATAAAAAGGAGCCATACCCTTAAAAGTATGTAATTCTATTTTAGAATCTTTTTTCCATTCATGATATACCTCAGCTACTTTGAAAACAAGCTCAGAACCAAATTCACAATTTATCCTTATTTTTTTCATTTTATATCATTAACAAAATTTAGTGCGGATTCAATTACTTTGTGCATATCATAGTATTTGTATTCTGCTAATCTACCACCAAAGTAAACATTCTTTTCTTTATCAGCTAGTTTTTTATATTTGTTGTATATTTTAGTATTTTCTTTATCATTGACTGGATAATATGGTTCAGTTTCATCTGCTTTATATTCAGTTGGAAACTCCCAAGTTACCCAAGTTGAATCTGATTCTACATTTTCAAAGTGTTTGTGTTCTATTGTTCTTGTAAAAGGAACATTCTTTTCTGTATAGTTCATCATTACAACTCCTTGATAATTATCAGTATCCATTTTTTTGTGTTCAAAGTTAGTTGTTTTATATTCTAACTCACCAAATTTATAATCAAAGTATTTATCAATTGGTCCTGTATAAATTACTTTCTTATACTTTGGTAATTCTGATTTGAAAAAATCAGTTTCTAATTTTACTTCTATTCCATCTAAAAGTTTTTCAAATATCTGAGTATATCCACCGATTGGAATACCTTGGTACTTATCGTTGAAGTAATTATTATCATAATTAAATCGTACAGGTAATCGTTTGATTATTTCTTTTGGTAAATCCTTTGCATCTTTCCTCCATTGTTTTTCTGTATATCCTTTGATTAACTTTTCATATACATCTTTACCAACAAGTTTAATTGCTTGTTCTTCTAAGTTTTTTGGGTCTTTTATATGTTTAGATTGTTCTTCTATAATTTCTTTTGCTTGATATGGGTGAGTGATTCCCCATAATTTAGAGAATGTCCACATATTAAAAGGTAAAGAATAAATCTCACCTTGGTAGTTTGCTACGGGTCTTAATGTAAAATCATTGAAATCTACATATTGGTTAATCCACTTCCAAACTTCTTCATTTGAAGTATGAAATATATGTGGGCCGTAATCGTGTACGTTTATTCCATTTCGTTTAGATGTATAACAATTACCACCAATGTGGTTTCTGTTTTCAATTACACAAACTTTCTTACCACTATCGGTAAGTTCTCTTGCACATATTGAACCAAAAAATCCACTACCAACTATTAAATAATCGTACATTAATATAATTCTTTATAACCATGAAGAAAAATAGTATCTTCTTTTGGTTTCCAATTTGGATATAACATATCATCCATACCACTCCAAACTTCATAACTATATCCAAAGTATTGTAGGAAACAATTAATAAGAGTATCAGACCACCCAACAATTCTATCATCTAATTTAGATAATTCTTCTAATGGGAATTCGTTTATTTTATTATAGGAATCTAAAAAAGATTGCCTTCTAAAAATAGAACCTCCACACATTCCATATCCCCAATTTTTATTTGAAGTATTTCTTTCTTTTAACTTATCGGTTAATGGTTGTTTCCATGGATGCACATACACTCCACCTGAATCTGAATTAGGGAATTGGATATTACTATTTTTTGTAAGAACATCATCTTCAAATATCACAACCCAATCAGTATCAAACATTTGACAAGTTGAATTTAATCTATCCAACCACTCATAACAATGAGATATATCTCCAAACTTACCACCAGGAAAAACATTTGAGTTTTGGAATTCATATACTACTTCAAAAGTATCAACAAAATCTTTATAATCTGCCCCATTATCAGAAACCAATCTTATAGGATTGGTGGGAAAGTGGTTTCTAAAATCAGTTAAAACTTTTTTAACGGCATCTTTATTCTTCCAAGTTTGATAGTGTACTGAAAAATTGTTTTGTATATCCATTTATTTTAATATTCCTTTTTCTTTTGTATAATAATTTATAGTATCCCAATATGGAGCATATTTTACAACATCGAAATGAGTAAACAATCCTTCTGAATGAGCAACTTTATAGTTTTGATGAGCCCACCATCTTGAAATTAAACCTTCGAGGGAATCAGTATCTCCTAAAAATCTTTCAAGTATTTCCTTAAAGAATTTAGTTTTGTAAATACAAGGGTTATTTGTATAGTTTCCATATCTACTAGATGATGTATAATACATACAATCACCATCATGTATCTGTTGTATCATTTCAGGATACATTTTATGTATATCTTTATAAACATGACAAGCATCTAACAAATGAGGATATGGTAATTGTAATTCTTCATCAAAATATTCCAAAGGATTATCTAAATATCTTATTACTGAAAAATCTGTAAAACCTGGTCTAGTCATACTTCTCATCTTTATACAATCATATCCCTCATCTAATAACTTTATAGAAGATTTGATTCTTTTGAATACTGTTTCTGCATTTTCTTGTAAATACCAGTCATGTTCTAGTATAAGAAAGTTTTCATACTTAGCATTGTTTACTAAGGCATTGAATGCTTTTGCAATTCCAACATTTTCTGAATCACCAATATAATTTAAGTTGAAATATTTGGCTAACTTTTTATCTTCTTCTTTTAACTCTTGAAAAAAGATAGTAATATCATCAGTTACATCAAAAAATTCATTTCTTAGATAAGAAAATAATGTATTTGGTAAGGATGAATTATTACTATTCCATCCTAATATTCCGATACTTATTGGTAATTTTTCCATTCTTTATATTTTTTTATTACAAATTCTACTCTTTGTTTTTGAGTATGATTTTCTAAAACCTTTTTATATCCATTCTGTGCTATACGATTTCTTTCAGCATCATCTTCGTTGTATTTATTCATTTTAGTAATACAATCAATCATATCATCATAGTAAACTATATCCTCACCATCTGTAAATAAATCATGTAGTTTTTTGTTTTCGTGTAATCTATCACATAAAATCATTTTACCACAAGCCATTCCTTCAAAAATTCTACGAGTTACCTCACCCCATCTTGAGTTCTGAATAACCATTAATCCTTTGTTAAGAAATTCAGTATGTTCTTTTGGTCCAAATCCATTTTGATTACCAATTGTTCCTCCCCCATGTTGTGTGACTATATCTAAAAATTCAGAATTACCCAATCCTCGTGTTGTTACAGCAACATACTCAGGCTCTATATCAATCGGATATTGGGTTCTTGTATCAGCAAAATGTGTCCACCAATGAGCATCTTGGTTTCTTTTTCTGTATTCTGTTGTTGATTCAAAATCAGGTGAAAGAGTTACATGAAATCTTTCTGATTTAGGATAATTTCTTTCAAAGTTCTGTGGGTCATCTCCACTTTCTTGTACCCAAAATGCATCAACTAAATTTTTATCTAAAAGAGGTGAATCAAATCTTCCCCAATCCATAAACAAAACAATATCTGTTTTTGGTTTTGAATCTATCCAATCTTTTATTTTAGAATCATTCCAATTCTGTAATCTATTTGAACCTATCGATACAAACTCTACTTCCCAACCTTGAGATTGAAACTCTTTTGCCAAGGATAGTGGGGTTGACCATTCTTCATTTTCGTAAGCATAAATAAATGTTATTTTCACGATACGGCTCTTCCTTTCATTTGTTCCCAATCTCTATTTTTTCTTACCTCATCATTTGTATTAGAAGTGGCAAGTAAAACATTATTTATAGTACCCATTTTAATTGTAAGATGAAGTAATGCTGCTAAATCTTTTGGAAAACAATGTCCACCAAAACCAAAATCACCATCATGGCCAGGAACTCCCCAATGAGATTTTCCTAATCTTTCATCATAAGTTGCATATTCAACAACCTTATCATAATCAATATCAAGTTTATCACACAACTGATATATCTCATTTGCGAATGATACTTTAGTTGAAAGGAATGTATTAGTTAAATACTTTACCATTTCAGCATGAGTAGAATCGGTTTTGATTATTGTTGCTTTTGGAAATACTTTTGAAAATATTTGTTTTAATTCTGTTGTGGTAGGCCTTGGGCCTCCTAATATAATTCTCTTCTGATTATCATAATCCTTCACTGCGTTTCTTTCTGTAAGAAACTCAGGATTAAAAACTATATTTAGAGATTCATATGTTTCATTCCATTTTTTAGTTGTACCAGGAATTATCGTTGATTTTATTACAATAGTTCTTTTTGTCTCGTAGTTATCTACAATCAAATCTATTTCTTGTAATACGTTTTCAAGTATAGATAAATCACAACTACCATCTGGTTTCATTGGTGTTGGTAAACATAAGAAAATAGTTTCACAAGAAGATATTAAATCTTGTAATGTTGCTGTTGATTTATTCTTATCTAAATCATTTGTTAAAACATCATAATATTTACTAAACTTCTGATAAACGGCATTACCTACAAATCCCTGCCCTACTATTCCTATCATAGTGATTGAATATATTCTCTTAATCTATCTTCTGGTTTCCAATCTAATCTCTCTAATGTATCATCATTTTCTCTTAGAGTTTTTCTGTAATTACCTGGTTGGTCTGGTAAGTAAACTGATTCTATTTGTGGATATTTTTCTAAAAACATTCCAAATACTTCATTGATTGAATAGTTTGTACCAGTTCCAAGTTCCCAAGCATCTTCGTGTTTTTGGTCACCCATACCTACTTTGTATAATGCATCTACGATATCAACTACATGAGTGAAATCTCTTCTTTGTTCTCCATCACCAATTATTGTTATTGGTTGATTATCTCTAACTTGTCTCCTCCATATACCAATCACTGCTGCCCAATCACCTTCGATGATTTCATCTGGTCCATATACATTGTAGAATCTACAAATCTCTACATCTAAGTTGTAAGCTTTTCTATAAAGTTTGAATACTTCTTCTCCCATATGCTTAAAACAAGCATAAGGTGATTGAAATGGGTCATGCCACCTAGAAGATGAACCCGCATAAACTACCTTTATATTATTTAATCTTGCCCAATCAGCTACAACTTGTGAACCTTGTGCATTTACTCTAAAACATTCAGTAGGGTCATCGAATGATGGTTGTATTCTACTAAGTGCAGCTAAGTGATATACTAAATCAAATGATTCACCTTTCCAATAAGTAAGAGAATCTATATCACCATTAACATAAGATGCTCCATCTACATGGTTATCTTCTGTACCTGTTTCATAATCATCAAGTGATACTACTTCATGACCTTCTTTTAATAATCTTTTTATGAGGTTAGTTCCTATAAAACCAGCTCCTCCAGTTACTAATATTTTCATTTTACTATTCCTATTAATTGATGTTCGTTAAACAATAAAAACTTTTCTGTACCAATTTCTATTTCATTAGTTCCTTGGCCTTTTTCATACATAACAGTATCTCCCCTTTTTACGGTCATGGGAATTCTTTCTCCACTTTGAGAGAATATACCTGTTCCAACTTCTATAACCTCTCCATAAACTTTTTTTCCTTGAGTAGATGAATCAGTTAATATAATTCCGCTTTTTGTTTTAGATTCTTCTTTTTTACTAGGTTTTATTAATACTCTATCCCCTAGTGGTATAAATGTTCCTTCCATATTAAATTGTTTCGTAAAATTGATTTTGTTTTTCTTGTCTATCTATTTCCTTTGGATGATACAGTGCCCAATGTTCTTCAGCTGGGAAGTTTGAGAAAGTATCATAGCCTGTAATTTTTTCATGTACCTTGTTCATCCAAGTTACATCTTCGGTATTTCTGTAAATTCTTGTTTGGTAATCAGGCCAATTAACCCAACCTTTTTCATTTACGTTCCATCTCCATTTTTCAATATGTTCTTGGGATAATCCATTAACTGTATTTACTCTTGGTACGAATATTATATCAACTGGATTATCTGCTAACACCTGTGGCAGATAATTAATCATAACTTCGTGTGGAATCTCATCTGCATCTATTTGAAATATATAATCTTTAGTACAATGTTTCTTAAGATTATTTTTATAAGATGCAAAATCTTTATTAAGAGGGAATCCAATCACAGTATAACCATGAATTTGTTTTTTGATTTTTAGAAACTCTAGTACCTCAGGTGTAACACCACCTTCATCATACTGAATTACAATTTCATCTTCTTCTCTTATATTATTATTTAGAAAATCTAACAATTTAGTTAACTCTTCTAATTCATTATGTACTGTTATTCCGTAACTAATCGTCATCACTATCTTCGTTTACTTCATCTTGAATTACCTGTCTACGAGTTGATGTTGTACCTGGTTCTCCAAATAATCTTCTAAGTACATCTTCTTCAAATCTAATTTCATATACATTTACAATACTGTTAAGAATATATGTTCTGTAATTAGCCAATTGTCTAGAATATAATTTAGAATTATTCTTAATATGAGATTCAAATAAAGAACTACCATCTTTAGAGAACCTTTTTAGTAAAAGTTCTAGTGCTTGGTCTGAACCTATTGGTATTCTCCTATCTCTTAACTTACCTATAAAGTTAGTAAAATGAATAGGTTGAATTGGATTCAGTTTAATTGCATGAACTTTATTACCAACAATACCAATCACAAAAATATATCTAGCATCTTCCCCACTTCTTGTTGCAGGGTCTCCACCACGATAAGTTGTGATACGATAAATGTTTCTAGGTCTTATTTGAGAACGAGGTATTCTCTTCTCTGGTCTTAGAAATGATTTATATTGTCTTGTAAATGCCATTATAATTTCTTAATTTCTGGTAACTTTAGTGCAACTGGTACAGCAACTTTAACGTACTTATCAAGTATTTCTCCAAATCTTTTTGTCATCTTATCTAAATTAAAGTTATTGTTTATATTAGTTTTTAATCCAGCACTTTTCTTAGTATGGCTTTTATAGTTCTTATAAACATCAAATATAGAAGCCGCTGCTTTAGAGTAATCTACATTGAACCATTTTGATTCTTTAAGTAAGAATTTGTTTGCAGCTGTTTGGTGTACATTTTTAAGTTCACCTTCTAAGTAAACTGTATTTTCTTCTGGTAAGAAATCTTTATGTCCACTCCAATTTGAAACAAGTATTGGTTTACCTGTTGTAGCGAACTCTGCAAGAGGTCTACCATAACCTTCACCTTTAGTGAACATTAAAAATGCCTTAACTTTTTTATCATTATACAAATCGTTTAGTTCTGATTCAGATAAATCACCGAACACTAAATGAATAGGAGGACATTTATCACCAAATTGATTTGTTAATTCTTTAATTTTATTAGATGTTGATTCTCTTTCCATTACTGAGAATCCTGCTTGTGAGGTTTTCAGTATAAGACCAGGTTGTTGATTCTTTGGTAAATCTTTGAAAACAGTACAAAATGTTTGAATCATCATTCCAACATCTTTCCTATCTTGTCCTAAATCTCCTGCTAACCAATGTCCTACAAATAAAAAGTTAAAATCAGTATCAACATTATCCAAAATAGATTTTGAACACTTACCATTGAATACCTTTGTATCTACTCCTTCAAATAAAACTTCAACTGGTTTTTCTAATTTTAGTTCACCTGTTTTTTGTTGAGTTCTTTTATCTACTTGAGTATAGTTTGTTTTAATCAAAGTTTCTTTAGTAAATTCAGATGGAGTTATAATTAAATCCATTTGATTTCCACCTTGTAAAAACTCTTGTGGAGCAGTTGTAGTTTCAACTCCAGCTGTAATTCCTATGTTATACTTACCAACTTTTCTAAACTCATTTGCAACAGATACTTGTATAAAAATATCAGGTTGTCTAGTTACTTGAGTTGCCAAGCATTCTAATATCTTTTTACCAAATTCAGTTTGTGGATTGATTTGGTCTTGTGGGGTGTTTCCCCATCTCGTTGGTACAACTTTTATATCATACTTATCTAATTCAAATAATGATTTCAAGATATCTCTTGAATGGTCACCATAACCACTTCTTGTTGCTATTGGTGCCTGAAATACTAATAATGGTTTATTCATCTTCTAATTCTCTTAATCTGTTTTCTTCTTCGTTTCTTAAACATCTTTCGATAGAAAGTGTTGTTAATCGAGTTACTTCTTCTAATTTCTCTGGCTCGTGTGGTGAATTATAACATTCAAATTTTGTAGTTTCGATTTCATTATCTTGTAAAGTTAAAACATGATAATCATCACTAAGTTCTTTCATACTATGAATCGCCCTACGAGATTCTTGAACTTGATTATTAGTCCAATAACCTGGAAATCTAACAATGAAGATTGGTTTACTCATTACCTAAGTTTATATACATTAAACTTCTTCTTTGGTTTCCAATTTTCGATTCCTTTGAGGATTCCCTCTGCCATTTTTTTGTTTTGGTTTTCTGCATTTAATCCAACATCACCTAAGAATTCTTGTCTACCTATTAATCCAGCCTCTTTTCTTTCTTTTGGTGTTTTATCATACCAATACTTAATAGCCTCTGAAACCTCTTCAACATCTACTTTATCATCTATAATATATGGAGTAGGTAGTGAACCAACCATAGTTTGAACTCTTGGCCAAACTGGTTTCACCCACTCACCATGGGTTAATTTATCTTCCCACTCTCTCCAATTATGAAGTGAACCGATTTCTTTGTAATCTTCAGCAGTTAGATATTTACCATCTAATTTGAATCCACATTGGTCTTGTAATCCACCAGTCACATTTATAATTGCAGGAGTTCCTGCCATGATAGATTCTGCAGTTGTTAATCCGAACCCTTCATTACCAGCTATATTGATTGTACAATCTGATAAATTATAAATCCAATTTAATTGTTCTTGTGTAACTCTCTCTGTTGAGAATCTAATATCACATTCATTTGCTATTCTTCTCTTAACTTCAATTAAATCAGTACCATTTTGGTCTCTTGGTGCTGTATGCATTATTAAACATACCTTATCTTTATCTGATTCTGGTAGTTTATCTCTAAATTTCTTAAATGCCCATATAACATCTGATGGTTGTTTTCTTTTGATGTTTCTGTTCATCCAAAATAAAACAAACTTATAATCTTTATCACCTAAAAGTTCTTTCTTAAATTCAGATGGAACTTCAACTGGTTTGTATGTTTTTGGATTAATACCATGAGGTACATAATCTACTTGCCAATCTTCTAAGGGTTTGATTGTTTCTGATTCTAATTTACCAACTCTACTTACGATACCATAAGTTTGTCTTGAGATACATCCCAACCAATCACATGATTCATAATAGTTTCTATTATAGTGGGGGTCTGGCAGGTCATCCCATATATGATAAAATAAAATTGGAATGTTTTGTCTTATTTCTGCTTCAATTTCATACAACCATCTCCAATATCTTGGGTCTGTAAAGTGTAAGATTGCATCTGGTTGATGTCTCATTATCAACTCTCTTAAGATATTTGCATCACCATATCCACTCCAAGGAATGATTTTAAGTGAAGCATCTTTTATTCCACTTATCTTTCTTGCATCATCTCCTAAATCAATTTCTTTCCCTTTTTCAGGATGATTTACTGCGGCTCCTAATTGAACCCAATCAAACTTATCAAAGTTTCCAAAAACGAATTCTTTGGATACAGTTGCAATACCCGATGACATTCTCAAATCATCAGATAGTAATAAAATCTTTTTCTTTTTTGCCATTAAATGTGGATTAAATTGTTCTAAATCTTCTGTAATTATTTAACTTAACTCTAATACTATTTCCTAAAAACTTTTTGTCTTTAATTCTATCATTAAATTCATTACGAGTTTGGTTAAGTTGTGAATTACCGTTATCTTGTTTGTTCATAGTTAAAATTGTGAACCACTATGTTGTAGTTCTGTGTAGTTATTTATATCTCCTCTAAATTCTTCTTCGTTTATGTATTTGTGTACAGAACGATTTACTAGTTTTTGAAGTGTGATGTTAGAATCAAAAGAGATTCTCTTGAAAGATGAGTAAATATCTTTTACTATTTTTACGGTTGTTAATTTTGTATCTGCCATAACTATCCTTTTATATGTTTTTATATAAATATATACAAATATAAAAAACAGTCTAATTCCATGCAGAACACAATCCTCTTTCCTTAAACTCACACCACTTACAATGATTTCCTTTAGTATGAGGAAATACTTTTTGTATTATTTCACCACCATCTCCAAATACAGAATCTACAAAATTTGTAAATCCTTTCCATGCCAAATTCATAGAGGGTTTACCATTGGCAGGAACAAATTTAGATATCCTTGGTATAGGATATTCAAAGTTTTCTGATATCTTCCTTTTAAGTATTTGATATTCTACTTTTATTTTATCTAAAGGTATATCGTATTTTTGAGAATAAAACTTTTTATAAAGTAACATCTGAGATGTTTTTATTTTATCATTCTTTTGATACTTACTCCAACCTCTTGTTGATGTTTTAAGGTCAATGATAATATAATCTTGTGTAGTTTTATCTTTTAGAAGTACATCAATAAAACCAATGAAATGAACACCTGGTTTAATCTCAGCGTTCAATATCTGTTCTATAGCAACAAGTTCATACCCACTCTTAGTATATAATTTATCTAATTTCTTTGTAAAGTATGATAGAATTTTTTTACCATCATCATAAAACTCACCAATTTCTTCTTGAGTACATGGAAACCTACCTTCCATCTTTTCCTTTTCTTTAGTAAAGTGTTCTACTAATTGATTATACAACATCTTTTCTAGATTAAGAGTAAGTGCTTGTTTCTTAGAAACATTATACATCACATCCAAAAAGTGTTGTATTGTTTCGTGCATTGCACTACCGAAAATTGTATGGATATTTGCTGAGGAAGTTCCTAACTTATCAATATAATTTAGTTTATATTGTTCTTGACAAGTTGAATACATTCCATATTGTGAGTAACTTACTTTTGCCATTTATGTTTTATTTACTATGTAAATATACGAAAAATTTTGTTAAAAAACAAATTTTTGAGGAGTTTTTTTATGTAAAGAATTTTCAGTAACAATACCTGTAATGGTTAAACAATACCTATCCCAATAACCTGAATTAGCTGTTGAGTGATATATCCCCTCTTCCCAACAATGTATATCACCTAATTTCCATTGGTGTATAGAAGAGTTACCTACAAGAACATGATGTCCCCAATTCCAATCATTTAACTGAATTAAGTATCTTATTACTTCTGTATCATCTGATACCTTTGCAAAGTTTCTTCTATAATTGTTATATGAATCTCTATGCCATGGAATTATTTTACCACTAGGTTGTTCTAAAAACATTATCTGTGGATTATCTAAACCACTTAGTTCTGCCATTTTGTGAAAGATGGGAGGGAGGTTTCTTGTTTGTCTACCACCAGTATTGTATTCGGAGAAACCAGCTTTCTCTAAATCGTTGTGATATCCTTCCATGAAATCTTGGGATTCTTTATTGTAATAACTTCCTTTAATTCTTGTTTCAGAGAACTTATCTTTATCTGTTAGTGATTCTACAACTTTTTGTACTTCAGATTCTAATTCATCTGATACGAATCTACCAACATATTTTACATCTTCTACTTTCTTTTGAGAATCGAAGTGCCAATCAAAGTTTTCTTTATTCCAATCCCAATATGATTTCATTACACTTTAAGTTTAAGTTTGGTTATTTCTTTTTTATCAATACCATATTTTTCACAAATATATTTTACGTTTTCTCTACCTTCTTTTGTTGCATAAAATATTTCTAGATAATCCATGGCTTCTGATTTTGAACAAGTAAACTCCTTTACTACTAATTCTACTAACCAACTTTCATATTTAACTTCACCTTTACCTTTAGTATATTTCAAAAAATATCTTCCCTTTGGTAGTAATCCAATAAGAGCAAGATATAATTGTTTAGGTTCTAATACTTGAGTATAAGGTTGTATTTCAGATAAGACCTGAATCCAATCTTTATTCATTGATAAAAAACGATGAATCATATAATTACTCCATGTTTTTTTATCACCTTCATCAAGTTTATCCCAATACTTTGGGTCTTGATATTGTGTAACTGCCTTTATGTGGTCAAATAATGTTTTACTCTTTGCCATTGCCTTTTAATTCATTTGGTAGTAACTCTTCACAAATTTCCCCACAATCACCACATAGATATAATTCTACTGGTACGATTGCATCATTTGGTGTACCTGTTACTATTTTAGAAATCTTTAAGAATTTAGTACCTGGTATAAATACCGTACCACCACATTCTTGACATGAGATTTCTTTTGCCTTAGATAAGTCTATCTTTGGTTGTTGTGGTTGATTACCACTTCCTATAATTTTTGCCATTTATCTCTTACTTTTTGTTCGTTTTCTTTTCCAATCTTTTTAGCCCTTTCAAGTTCCTCATCACTAATCGTTCTACCTTCGTTAGCCGCCGCCATTGCAGCGAACTTTTTCATCTCATGTGAATTGAGAGGTCTAGTTTTAGATTTAAGATATGCTGTTTTAGAATCTAAATATTCTAAGAACTTATCGAAATCTTCTTTTGCTATTTTATCCAATTCTTCATCAGATATTGGATTATTTGGGTCATATTTCATAGTTTATAATTTACGTTGTAAATATACGAAAATTTTATGAATTATACAAGCTTTTTCTTAAATTTTTTATCCCAAGGATATGGATGCTTATAGTTTTCGAATTCTCTTCTATCATGTAATATCCTATGTTGTTTCATAAAATCAACACTTTTTAGTGATTCTAGCCATTCTTCTGATAATTTATCTAACTTTTTATCAAATATAGATTCTAAGTTAAGTATATCTTTAAGTCTAGGATAAACAACTTCTCTTGCGTATTTTAGACATAAAATAGGATTCATGTGGTAATCTTGCATAGGTTCACTTTCCTGTCCTAATGCAATGTGACCATATTCTTTGTTTTTATTATCTATTGAAAAGAATTCTAAACAAGGTTCTAAAAAGTTATCTTTTGATATTTCCTTTATATCATCTAAATGTGTGGAGTTATTTATAAGTTTCATCCCCTCTTTATAGATATGATTTGGAACAGTTCCTATTCCTGGTTCTCCTAAATTACCATCAAACCAAGGGTCTAGCATGTGATTCATAATATAAGGTATATTAAATGAATCAAAATATTTTTTTGTAGTATATAAGTAGTTTCTGAATTCTGTGGAAAATTGTAATAGGTTTAACTCACTTAAGTCATCTAAACCATCATCTTCATTAAATGTACCTAGAGTATTCCAATGTTCGTTACCAACACCCATCCAGTCTCTTCGTGGAATACCAGTCCATTGTATGTAAAAAAAAGTATTTGAAATATCATTATCTTGAATGTAATTAAATATCTGATTAAATATATAACGATTCCCTGCTCCTTCTTTTCCTATGTTTTCATATTCATCAAAACAATACCCCAACCAATCAGGAACAGTAGGGAAATGCCAGTTTGTAAAACTACATCCAACTGATATTAATTTGTTCATAACAACTTTAGTATATTCTTAACTGTTTTTGGTCCTACTTTTATCGTATGATATGGATTACCAACTTCATCTAATACTTGTTTACATAGATTATCGATAGCAATTGATTCTTCTAAATCTTGATATCTTTCCTTTTCATTATGAGTACCGTCAGTAGTTCTTTCTAAAAGAATATCAATACTATCATATTGTTTGTGTAAATCAATTACAAAATCATGAAAGGGCTTTCCATAAAATTCAGCTGGATAACCATTTGTATAATATCTTTTGTAAATAGTAGAGAATAGAATTGGTGAATCAATAACTATATAATCTACCTTACCATAACACTCAGCAATTCCTCTATGTTGATTAGCAAATACATAGAGTTGGTCTGATATCGCTGGTATGTTTTTATCCCAAGCTAATCTTTTTGGAAACTCGTATGGGTTATTACAACTTATATGTTTCTTTTTTAGTTTGTAGGTAACTCCTGCAGCAATTGATGATTTACCAATACCAGGTCCACCATAGAGGTTTATCAGTTTACTCATGTTAATGATGTTATTAATGCATATAAGTAACCTGTAATCCCCACTAAATTTAATAAAGATAAGTTATATTGTTTTGTTGTTTGAGTTTGAACTGTTATAAGGATTAGTCCAATAATCATTCCTACCTTACCAACCCAAGAGTCAATAACGAAGGGTGAAAACATCATTAAAGATGTTCCGAAGTAAATCACACCATATTTGTATAATAATGGCTTCAAGTCTTTTTTAGTTTTCATTAGGAAAGAGTTTGTAGTTTGAATAAAAAAGGGGATGTTACCACCCCCTTTATTTATGTTTTTAGAATCTGTATTTAAGAGATGCATTCCAAGTTCTCCCGAATCCGAACCATACTGAGTTTCTTGTATCAATACCGTTCCATGTTTCTGAAGTTGAAGTTGCATGAATGTTAGAGTTTGATTCTGCAATATAAACAGTATCAAATAAGTTGTTAACATTAGCTCTAAAGGATATTCCTTTACCAATATTAACAGTAACACCACCATCTACTAAACCATACGAAGGAAGTTTTAATGCTCCATCGTTATCAGGTGAAGTAAACGCTGAATCAGTAATAGAGTAATCAGCATATAATCCATCTACGAATCTATATCCTAAATCTACATTAAATCTACCGAGTCTATAATCAGCTTCAAAGTAAGAAGTGAATTGTGCTGCATCACCAACTTTAGCATCTTTTGTGTAAAGAGTACCTGTACCAATTGATTGTTGTTGGTCATCAAATAATTCAGCTGAGAAATCTTTAGTATATCTCCAATCACCGATTGATAACATACCTTTAAGAGTTAATTGGTTCGTTGGTCTATATGTACCTTCAAACTCAATACCATTGTGTACTACATCAATGTTTCTAAATTGTGCTGAACCATCTACACCTTGTTGGTTAGATAAACTTCTTGTAACGAATCTGTTACCCCATGTTGTAGAGTAAAGGTTTACGTTAGCGTTAAATTTAGCAGATGTGAATCCATATCCTAATTCTACTGAACGAATTTCTTCGTTTTGTAAATCATCATTAACTGCGTTTGCGTAGTTAGGGAATACAGTTCCAAACTGAGGTTGTCTTGAAATGAAACCTGCGTTGAAGAATACATTTGAGTTATCATTAAAGTTATAGTTTGCACCACCTTTAAGATATCCACCACCTACATTAACTTTATCAGATAATGGTTGTGCTGGTTGGTCAAATAAATCTTCTCTTTGGAATGATTGATTAGATAAACCTGCTTGTAATACTGCAGTTAGTTTCTCATCATCATTGTATTCAACTAAACCATTAACACCTTGCCATCCAACATATCCAATGTTGTAATAATCAATCTTTGGTCCTCTAATTCCAGTATCTTGGAATGGAGATGCATCGATTGTAGTGTTGATAATTTGTCCTGCTGAGTTCTTGTTACCAGTTGAGTAGTAACCATCAAAGCCCATTAGGTTGTTTACAGTTCTATAATGATATCCTTTATAGTTTCTTAAATCGAATCCGATTGAGTACTTAAATTTACCACTATTGATTTCTAAGTTAGAGATTGCTCCAACCCAGTCATGAGAGTTCATAGATGCTCTTCTAATAAGACCAGCTCTATTTACACCATCATCTCTAAATCCATTAGATGCGATAAGTTGTCCTTCATATCCACTAATACCACCACTATAAGCATCGGTATTAGAAGTTTGGAATGCAACTACTGCATCGTAATCGATAAATCCATCTGCAGTTCTTGAACCTCTACCATTTTCTAAGTAGTGTTCTGTTAAATCTTTTCTGAAAGGAAGAATATCAGTTTCCGAGTTGTAGTAGTTTCTACCTCTTGGACCTGTTCCACCACCTCTACCTGCTGAACCATATAAGGAGGTAGCAAGTTTTACATTATCAGAGATTTGAAAATCCCAGTTAAATGTTGCTAATGGTTTGTTGTAGAAGTTTCTTCTCATTGAGAATTCTTCACCTTGGTAAGTACCACCATTTGAGTTCCATCTTCTATCAATACCTTCAGTACCGAAGTTTTGGTAATCTCTAATTGATACCCAAACATCTCTTTGGTGGTGCCATTGTCCAGCCCCTAAGAAAGAGAAGTTTACATCGTGTTTAGAACCTTCAGGTGAATATCCTAATGCAAAGAAGTAAGTATAACCCTCACCACTTGTATTATAGATATATCCATCACCTTCCCATCTTGTTAATAGGAAAGATGAAGCCCATCCATTCTCACTTTTACCTGTGTTGTAAGTAACAGTAGATTTTAAGTAACCATCGTTACCCGCCATCTGAGTTACAGAACCACCTTCAGTTTTTTCAGCAGCTCTTGTAAAGATTGATACAGTTCCACCTACTGATGGTACTGCTAATCTTGAAGCTCCTAAACCTCTCTGAATTTGGATTCCACTTGCAACATCTGTAAGACCTTGCCAGTTACTCCAATACACCCAACCATTTTCCATATCGTTTACTGGTTGTCCATTAATTAGGAATGATGTGTTTCTTTGGTCAAAACCTCTTAAAGAGATTCTTGAATCACCATATCCACCACCTTGTTTAGTAGCATACACACCTGGTGTTTTATTCATAATTTCAGGAAATTCTAAGTTTCCTGTCTTTAGTGCAATTTCACTTGCCTTAATAGTTGATACTGCTACCGGTGTTTCTCTCACCTTTGCAACATCAATAACTCCTGATGTAACAACTACTTCTTGAAGTGTATTCAAGCTTTGTAGAAGTTCCACAGTGATTTCGTCAACAGCATCAACTTCTGCTGTTTCATATCCAAGATACGAAATAACAAGAGTATTTCCTGCGACTGCAGATTCTAAACTAAATTTTCCATCAAAATCAGTTACAACCCCTTCATCCGTTCCTTGGATGAGTACAGTTGCTCCTGGTAATGGTGATTTAGTATCAGAATCTAATACTGTCCCACTAACTTGTGAGAAAGTAATAAATGATGATAACATCATCAATCCAACTAATAATAGTTTTTTCATAATTAAATTTCCATTTTTATTAAATTAAACATAACATATTCATACTACAAATCCTCCTTAATGAAATCATAGTAAATTTTAATATTTTCGTAAGTACTTGTGCTTGTAAATTCCCCCAGATTAGGGGTGTAAGTTGTATCACAACTTTCGTTGTCAATTATATTTTGTAGATTATTCATATAAACCTGATTCATCTGTTAATAACTATTGTATATATCTAAAAAGCTTGTTAAATTTTATTAGCTTAGGGTTAAATTTTTCTTTATAATTGCTTAGTTTGTTTCTCACTTTATTTCTGAGTATATCATTATAATGCAACTATTTGTATGATACAGCTCATAAAGGTAATTTCTTTATCAACTACCAATGCATCTTTGTGTTGTGATTCTGATAAAATCAGTATAATATTAGAAGTATTATTACCACCATACTCATCAACTTTTTCATATAAGAATGTATATAATTCTGTGAAATCTTGGATTCTGGCATCAGCAACAGCCTGTCTGATATTCTTCCATTTGTTTGGTTTTGAATCACTACCTTTAAGAATCTCAACTACCTTTGATTTTATATCCGAATCGATTACAGAGGTTGTATCGAGTTTTAATTCTCCTTTGGTAGAATTTAACTGACAAGTATTAATAATCTTTCTAATATCGGGATATGAACTATCAATGATAGGTACAAGGTCTGTGGGTTGAAACTTAATCTCCTCTCTACCCAAAATCTGTGAGATTTGTACTGCAACATCTTTTTTAGTTGGTGGTACAATCTGAAATGTTTGACAACGAGATTGAATCGGGTCAATAACTTTCTCAACATAATTACAAGTTAGAATAAATCTACAATGTTTTGAAAAAGTTTCCATCAAGTTTCTAAGTATTGCCTGTGCATTAGGTGTCATGTAATCAAACTCATCTAAGATTACTACTTTCATATCCTTAAAACCAACAGTTGAAGCAAAACCTTTTACTTTGTTTCTAACTGTATCTACATTGTTCTCATCAGATGCATTAATGATGATGTAATCACAATTGATTGAGTTAACAATTAACTTTGCTAAGGTTGTTTTACCTGTACCTGCCTTACCAAAAAATAAAAGATGAGGTACATCTCCACTTTGAAGATAATCACTTACCTTTTGTTTAAGGTGTTCGTTACCAACATATTCTGTTAGTTTACGAGGTCTATATTTCTCAACCCATAATGAGTTGTTTACCTCTTGATTTGTTGTATCTTCAAAAAAGGCCATATTAGAATGATGAGTTTTTAACTTCTTTACAGAAAGATGTTAATCTTTCTAATTTTTCAATTAGAGATTCTTTTTTATTTCTATCGATATTACCACTATTCATTTCTGAAATAATATCTTGTAATGATGATGCTACGATTAGTAATCCATCTTCTTTTGAGTTTAGAAAGTTATCAGAGATTCTGAACTTTCTTGCAATTTCTTGTAAATTCATAATTTAATTTTTTTTGTGGAACACGAAAATCGGTTCAAATTTATATTGTTTACCTTCAAACTCTACTGCGTTTTTGATACCACTCTTGGAAGGGTCTAACCCAACCATTCTGGTCATTAACATTTTGAGTTTACCTTTATACTCACATCCCAACTCTTCCAATATATCAATTGAATCTTGTTCAAGTGGATAGTAAGTAGATTCACCGATTTTAATATCGGCTATATTCCATAGAATATATCTATCATTTTTAAGATACTCATAAATTGTGGTTAGAGTAGGTCTTAAAAAGTTATCTCTCCAATCTTCATACTCACCATATGCTTTGAACGATTGGTTCTCATCTTGTGAGTATTGTTCTCTATTAAAGTAAGGAGGTGAAGTAAATGAAATATCTAATTTACCTTTATACTTTTGGAACTTTGGATTATTTGAGATTAGTTCTGAACCATCTTGAAATAGTTCGTATGTATTACCTTGTTTTTCTACATCAAAGAATGATGTAAGTTTATCTGAGAAATCATCTACACAATTATCATTGTAAAACTTAGCCATATACTCATAACGAGAAATATCTTCTTCATCTAAGAAGTTATCAGGATTAGGGTCTGTACCAACATAGTGAAACTTCTTACGAGAACTCATTGCTCCTAAGATTCTACCTCCCCAACCACTTGATGAATCATAAATGGTAAGTGGTTCATCTGTATCAATGTGTTTCGTGTAGTTTTCGTAAATCCACTTTGCAGTTAATGCAGGAAAGTTTACGGCTGGTTGTCCACAACTCAATCTAAATACTTGTAGTATCTTAGGGAAGATACCTGAATCTTTTTCATACCATCTAATTTGATATGCATAGTTTTGTGTTGTACCTGCTTCAGATGTCCATGAAGATTCAATTCTATCTATATTAGATAACTGAGTATCTGATAAGAAACCCTCATCTTTTAATTGTTGAACTTGTTCAGCTTTTAGATAAAGGTTTTTAGTACCAATATACTCTTCATTAAAAGTACCATAGTTTTCAAGAGTTCTTGTATTTACTTTTGAAATCCAAATAGCTAAGTCAGAATACTTACCATTAAACACTTTACCATCGTGAACATCTTTGATAAAATCAATAGCACCTTGTCCATTCCAAAAAGGATTCTCATCTTTTTTATCTACGATTGAACGAGACCAAGAATACATAGAATCTCTTTTTACAGCTCGTTTCATAATATGAACGAACTTATCTTCCATGTTCGGGTCTGAGAAATGGTCATAAATAGATAACCCATTATCTGCAGATTTACCAATTGAAATCTTGGTTTTTAACATTGTAGGGAAAAACTGATTTACAACTGATGCATCCTTATTAAAGTTTTTAATAATACCTAGTGATTCATCATCACCACTTAAATCCTTTTCCCAATAATTAGCAGGGTTAGATTTAAGTTTCTTAAACTTTTCTATAATACCATCTTCATCTCTACCAATAACTGGTGGAGTACCTCGCTCATCCCATTGTTCAGTAACCTCTTTACGAAGTAGACGAGCCCATTCAACGAACTCATCATCAGTCATTTTTAATAACTTATGATAAGTAGTGTTGGATTTGAACTCAGAAAATTTACTTCTTTCGTAAAAGTGTTTGTTACTCATTAAGATTGGATTTCTACAAGATAATAATTTGATTCATAGTTATCTACTTCAAATGAAATATGTGCCAAACCTTGAGATGAAATCTTCAAAGTAGCATCTGTTGCCTCTTTATTGGCAATTAGTATCTCTTTTAAGTATGTTGCTGAAAAAGAAATAGGTTTTACATCACTTTCACAAGTACAATCAACATCTATGTTAATTCTATTTGTATTGATATTAGAATATCCTAAGATGATTTCTCCTTTGTTATCTTTACAAGTGAATGTAAAATTGTTTTCATCTGCTAATGCACCTTTTGCTTTGATAAACTTTGAAATAAAGTTTGAATCTAATTTAATCTCACTATCAAAGTTTGGTAATTGTTTCAAATCTGGTACATTAGGAATAACTGATAAATCAGCTAACATATAATTTACATTTGTTGAACCATCTTTGAATTTCAAAGAAACCGGTTTACCATCAATATCATTAATAGTGAAATCAACATCACTACCAAGAACTGATAACATTTTTGTTAGTTTAGTTGTATCATATACACCAAACTCAGAATTCGTTCCATCGAATTCTTTCATACTTACACTTCCTAAAACTGATTTATCATCAGAAATGAAAGAAGTAGTTAGAGAACCATCTTTAGATTCCCATTTTACAGATTCTACTAAACCTGCAAGGTTGTATTTAGATACAAACCTATTTAATGACTGTTTTTCCATTGTTTTTATTTACTATTATAATTTATATTTGTACAAATATACGAAAAATATCTGAGAGTACCAAATGTTTTCGTATTTATTTTACACATTTCCAACTGGTATCATTGGAAATTGTGGTTTTTCTTCTGGTTTATCAACTACCATACATTCGGTAGTTAAAATCATAGATGCTACTGAAGCAGCATTTTCGATAGCTGTTCTCGTAACTTTCTTAGGGTCAATAATACCTGATTCGAACATATCAACAAACTGTTCATTCTTGGCATCATATCCCCCACCATTCTGTTTAATGTATTCTAAAATAGAACCTTCAGTTACACCACAGTTTTTAAGAATCTGAGAGATTGGTGAAGCAAGTGCCTCTATGATTATATTATATCCATTACAGAAAGAACTACTTTCTTCACATGGAATATTTGCAAGAACATCTTGAATCTTAAGTAGTGCAATACCACCCCCTTCAACAATACCTTCTTCAATACCAGCTCTTGTAGCATGAAGTGCATCATCTACTCTATCTTTCTTTTCCTTCATTTCAACTTCAGAACCAGCACCAATATAAAGAACTGCAACTCCACCACTTAATTTGGCTAATCTTTCTTGAAGTTTCTCTTTATCATAATCTGAATCTGAATTTTCAATCTGAGTTTTCATTTGTTCGATTCTTGATTGAATTTTTTCAGATAACCCACCACCATTTACAATTGTGGTTGTATCTTTACCGATAGTAATCTTCTCTGCAGTTCCAAGTGAATCAATAGTTGCATCTTCTAATTTCAAACCAAGTTCAGATGAGATATATTCTCCACCAGTTAAGATAGAAATATCTTCCATCATTCTTTGTTTTCTATCACCAAATGCAGGAGCTTTAACAGCACACACCTTGAGAGTTCCTCTTAACTTATTTACTACAAGTGTTCCAAGAAGTTCTCCTTCAACATCATCTGCAATAACAAGAATAGGTCTATTTTCACCAGATGTTGCCTCTAATAAATGAAGTATATCATTCATTGAAGATAACTTACCATCGTATAACAAAATGTATGGATTTTCTAATTCACAGTTCATTTTTTCTGCATCAGTAACAAAGTGTGCTGATTGATATCCTCTATCAAATTGCATACCTTCTACGATATCCATATAAGTTTCAATACCCTTTGATTCTTCAACTGTGATTACACCATCAGTTCCAACTTTTTGGAATGCATCTGCAATGAGTGAACCAATAACCGAATCATTGTTTGCCGATATTGTAGCAATTTGTTTAATCTTATCATAATCAGAACCTACAACAATTGCCTGTTTTCCAAGTTCTTCGGTTACGATACTAACTGCTTTTTCAATACCTTTTTTAAGTTCCATTGGATTTGCTCCACCTTCAACTGATTCAAATCCTCTTCTTGCTATTTCTTGAGCAAGAACTGTTGCCGTTGTTGTACCATCACCAGCCTCATCAGCTGTTTTGGATGCAACTTCTTTAACCAATTGAGCTCCCATGTTTTCAAAAACATCTTCTAACTCAATTTCTTTTGCAACTGATACACCATCTTTCGTAATATGTGGTGTACCTTGTTGTTTTTGTAAAAGTACATTTCTACCCTTTGGTCCTAATGTAACCTTTACTGCATCAGCAAGAGTATCCAATCCATTTTTTAAGGATTCTCTTGCTTGAACATCAAATTTTAATTGTTTTGCCATTCTATTTATTTATTAAAAATTAAAAAACTTTTCAGCTGTTCGCTGTTCACTAATAACATCACCCCAACCAATCGCATCAAAGAAATCTTGTAACTTATGTTTCAATTCTCTTTCAAATATTTTATTGTGGTCAATGTAAGTTTTTATAAACTCTTCTACTTCTGGTGGGTCATTGTATCCACTAAAAGCCAATCCATCAATTCCAAGTGGATTATCTTTAAGGTAAACCCATTTTACTTTATCACCATTTTTCATTGGTTCATATTTGTAAGGAGCATTAAAATGCTTCAAACAATCATTATATAAGATTGCCGCCTTAACATGAGCAGGTGTTCCTTTCATCATAGAGAATCTTTCTCTCTTACCTTTCGGCATATATTTCTTAAGATTCTTTACTGCCGAGTTCTTAGCAATTTCAGATATTGGTCTATTTATCATTTTCTTTTTGAAATCTAAAACATAATCTGAAATCTCTTCTTCTGATTTACCTTTTAGAATATCAATCAAAACAGTACCCATAGCTTCTTGAAATGCCTTAGGAAACGAACTTCGTTTAACATCCAAACCTTTTACATCTAATTTATCAACTGGTACACCATTATCCGAAATAATCCATTGAGCATATCTTTTCTTTGCAATCCACAATCCAGCCTTGGCAACATACTCTTTTTTGATTTCTAATCGGTGAGTATCTTTATCTACATTAAAAACCTTTTCTGAAAGTATATTATAGAAATCATTGAGATAATCTTGCATCTCTTCTGCAATCTCATTTACATATCCAGCAATTGTATCTTGGTCTTGTTCTTTCCAATTAGGAAGTCGTTTATCCATTAAAGGAACTGCTGAGAAGAATACAGAATCAGTATCAATGTATATGTTAGAATCCAAATCAGGATTACCAAGTTCCTTGTTGTACTTGATGTTAGCCATATCAGCAGTTGATTTAATAACTGTCTGTCCTGTCGTGGTAACAGCGGTAGCATTATCAACATCATAGAACCTAAAGGCAGGAAGCCCAAGCACACCATATAAAGAGTTAAGTAAAATCTTCTGAACCAACTGACGTTTGTGAAAGAAGGCATATTTTTCTTTGTTTCCTGCTTTTCCATACTTCTTCATTTCGTTTTTGTATTCAACTCGTTTCTGAAACCACAAGTCGAGAATACCTGGTATACAACCAACCTCATCGGTTCTATAAAGAACACCATTTGAGGCAACTGAAAACTTAGATTGTTCTAAGTACTTTTTTAGATTTTCTTTGGATATAGAATCATCTCCAATATAATAAGTATCAACTTCACCTTTAACAAACTTGTTCGCATCCCAATCTTGAATCTTACCAATCTTGGATTCTGGTGAGATATTCAAAGTCATAATGATTGACGGATATAGTGAAGTTAAATCTAAATCATAAATCCATTCATATTTACCAACGATTGGTGATTTAACATATGCACCGATAAACTTCTCTTCATTATTATCTCGAATCGCCTGCATTCTTTCTTGTCTATCCGCTGGTTTATTTGGTGCAACTAAGTTTCTTCTTCTTAGATAAGTTAACATCGCTCCCTCAAGATATTTTGATGAGTAAACGAAATCTTCATATGGTACATGACCAGCATGACAAATACCTCTACATAAATCAATGAACTGAAGTTTCTTATCGAAATCTACAACTAACTCAACATCCACTAAGTTATACTCAATGAACTTTTCAATATCATCTCTCATTAATTGGTCAAGGTTTCCTTGATATTCAATCTTACCTCTACCTAATTCTATTTGAGCAACTGTATCTAATCGATAGTTTGGAAGTTCTCCATAGTTGTAAATCTTGTAAAGTGAAATGTAATCTAAATAAGATACACCCGCCATAAAGAATCTCTTACGATAAGGAGACCAGAAACATTGTCCGATTGGTGATAATCTATTTGCTTGTCTTTCACCTAACAATCTTTTGATTCTGTTATATAACATCGGTGTATCGAAATAATCAATATTCCAACCTGTAACAATAGATGGGTTAATCATTTCGTACAATTCAAGATACTTCATTAACATATCTCTTTCATCTTTGAATGGAATTACGATTGCTTTATCAGTAGTTTTCTCTACCATCAATCCTTCCTTATCCATTACCAATACCCAATATTGATTCGTAGCTGAATCATGAAGTGCAATAGAAGTAAGTTCATTCTTAGCCTCTTCAGGATTTGGCAACCCACTTGTCATCTCACACTCAATATCGTATGTGAGTACAACATGACCTTCGGATACATCATCTGTTTCTGAATATAAATCTACCAAAGCTCTCGTAGTTTCTGGTACATCTGATTCAAATAAATCAGGGTCATCTTTCTTAAACTTATACACCTTGGTTAAGGTATCACCATAAATAGATTTATGTTCACCTCTCTCAACCTTCTCATAGGCATAACGAGTATAAGGAAATGAAGAATACCCCCTTTGGTCATCCCAAAGGTGTATTAGGTTTCTTTCTCTTTGATAATAAATGTTTTGATACATTAAATTAAATCCATTTATTTTTTAGTTTCTTAAACTTCTCTATTTGTTTATCATAAAATATAGGAACTTCTGTTTCTAGTCTTTTCAACCAAGCTTCTTTACCCATATCTGTAAACACTAAATCTTTATTAGCATTTTTAATTTGTAATTGTCCTCTTCCTAATCCACCAATACCTAATATACTCCAATCTAATTCCCAAATATATTTTACTTTAACATCTTCTATGTTAAGATTACCATTGTTACGAGTATAATCAACAAAAAGATAAGATAATGTTTTAGTATCATCTTCTAATAATGGTTTAAGTTTATCAACCGATATTAGGTTTGGCATTGAAAAGCCTTCTTCTTCTTGAATAAAGTGAGTTTTTACATCAATATAATCTTCATACACTTTATTTAGTTTGTTTTCAAATATTGTAAAATCTTCTGTTGATTTCTTTGAACGAGGTTCTTGATAGTTATTTGGTAAATTACTTTTAACTATTTCCTTACAATCATTCTCAATCTTATCACCAACTGAACGTTGTTCAAATTGGTCATCTAAACTAAAACCTTTTAAGTTCTTTTTAACTAAATTTTGTAGTTCTAAATTTGTCATATCATCTCTTATTTACTATGTAAATATACGAAAAATAACTGAGAAATCCAAGTAAAATATAAGTTATTTTATACTATCAAATATATCTTCGCCGTTTGTCATATTAATTACTATATGTTTTGTAGATAGTATCAGGCATATATCTCGGTAAATGATGTACAGTTACTTTCACACCCTTAACAAGTTCTTTCATTTTATCTTTAGCATGTCCTTCTATCATATCATCTATAAAATTCATTCTATCTATATAAGTTTTGGATTCGTTCATAAGTTTATCACTTGAGTGATGAAGTAGTAATGCTACTGAAGTATAAAACTCTCCAATAGGAAACAAATCTGCTATTTTTGCATTTTCTTCAGCCAACTTTTGATGTATCTTATCACTATTTGGTGATGTACCCGCCATATCAAGTACTAATCTTCTTGGATTTGCAGATATTAATTTATCTTTTTCTTCTTTAAGTATAGCCTTACCTTCAGGTGTATTATAATTAATTTTTACTAAACCCTTACCAGATTTTGTTTGTTCATCAATCCAATCATTCATCTTATCAATTACATTCTGAATGTTTGGGGTGGTTAGCCCTCTTTGTCTCCAATCAATCTCTACATCTACATCATACCAAGTATTACCAATTGTCCAATGTTCTTTACACATTCTAAAAGCATCCTCTTTACTAAAAGGTTCACCAACTGCAACTTTAGTATTTAATGCACTTCCTATTTCGTAGATATCAGTTTGAGTTAATTGTTCGTGTACTTCTTTTGGAATCTGTATGAAATATGCCATTCTGTACATATAAGGAGAACCTAAATCCCAATGAGAGAATTCAGTATGATTACCACTTATTTGCATATCATCAGAGTGTTTGTCTTGCCATACAATATCACTAAAATAAACAGGCCATTGTAAACCTGGTTGGTTATGAACTATTCTATCTTTAATGATTTTAACATTTGCATCATTCAATTGCTCATCTCTTACTTGAATTCTACCTTTATTATTGTATAGTTCTTCCCAAGTTATTTGTTCACTAAAACAATCTACTGTTAGTATTTCTAATCTTTCATTATATTTTTCAGGATTAGCTTTCCAATCAGCTACATCTAAAAATGAAACATTTCGAAGAATATTAATATCTGATACAATCTTATTTCTAAGTTCTCTATTTTGTGGTTTTATACCTTTCTGACCATTCCAATTATTGTAATACATTGGATTATCCTTTGCATTAACTTTCTCTAATTCTTGATTCTCAAAGTAAAGACATTCTTTGAAACTTCCCCAATAAAGAATTTCATGTTTCCATTGTCCATTTGCAAGTGCTTTTTGAAATTCTTCTGATTTACTTGATGTGTTGTATTTTTGTATTGCTTTTTTATCAGTATCAATAGATTTAACCCCTATATACTTCATTTTAGTATTAACCTCGGTGTATCCATATACATAAGAAGTTTTACCTGTTGGTTTTTTGTACATTAGAACATCTCCTATATCAACGATATGTGGAGGTCTTGTTTTTTCACTAACCATTGATTCAAGATTTGTTACCATCTTGGTGTGTTGTTTATTATTTTTACTCATAATTTTAATTTTATTATTTATTCTTTTATATTTTATTTTCCTACATTCCAAAATAATGCTCCTTCCGAAGCATGTTCTTTTATAAATTCCCAAGCTTTACTATCATATGTAAGTGAAGATGGGAATGGAGGCCTTTCTGGTTCTTTACATTCTTGATTGAATTTGTATTTCGATAAGAATGTTTCAGCTCTACCTCTTTCTCTTTCTGTTGTATTGTGGCCAATTCTAACTCCATATACTTTTGCATCGGGCCAAGCAAGTTGTAATCCTCTAGATAATACTCCACTACTCATTACAGTCCAAACCTCTTTAGGAGGTTCTATATCAAGTGAGAGAGCAGCATTTTTCATTGCCTCTATGATTATCGGATGGTCACCACCAAATGGAATTAACTGAGCTCCTTCATTTTCCTCAACATAGTATCTGGCTTTAGCTTGAATATTAGTTAGATATCCCATTGGTACTTCAATGATATTACAACCTAAACGAATTGCCTCTGTTGTTAACCAATTGTGTTTTCCTTTTGGAACAGTTACAGTTGCTTTTTTACCCAAATCATGACAAGCATATGCTAATGATAATTGTGCATATCCTTCTCTTGGTGAGGCATAAACCCATTCTTGAACATGAGGAAAAGATTCAACAAATACATTGAATGCTCTTCTTTTAGTACCACCATCTAATAAATCATCTCGTACTACTCTTATACCATCGTGTTCTTTGATGATAGGTTTAGGTAATTTAATGGATGATTCTCCAACTGATTTGAAATCGAAAAACTCTAACTGTTTCAAATGTGTGTCCAGGTTTTATTCTTAACTATTTGTTCTACATTCCACTTACTTACCTTAAAGTTACGAGCAATAACGTTAGTAGAGAATCCTTGTTTATGTAATTCTCTTATTTTTATTACTTGTTCGTTTGTAAGTTTAGCAGATGGATGAGATTCTCCTCTCAACCTATTACTGAAAAACCATAGTTCTTCTATATTCATTAAAATGGTTTGTTTGCCTCATCTCTTTCGATAAGAGTACTCATGTGGTCAGCAAAATGTAGTACATGACCTATATTACTTCTTTGTGCTTTTTTGATATCAAAAGTTTTTAGATACTTCATATTATCTTCATCATAGATACCATCAGTTAATTTAATACCAAAGAATTCTTTTTCTGAGTATTTCAAATCATATTGTGATAGTAGATAAAAAGTTCTGTCGGTGTGAGTCATGTAACTGATTTCATCATTCCATGTATAAACCTCACCTCTGTTTTTTCTATGCCACTCAGATTCTTGTGTTTTGTATGCCATATTTCCCTT